TCAATGTAAATAACAAAGCAATTCTATCTTCACTTCCATTATGTTCAACGGCATGTTTGTAACCGATGTTTATAAAATAAGCTGAACCATCTGCTTTCAAGTTGTATTCTTCTCTCTGGTTCTTAGGCCAGAAAGCATTTATAACATTATCAGTACCAGATATAGGTACGACAATTCTAACTGCATAAGAAGCATCATAATCAATATGCGGTTGTATTTGTTTTCCTTTTGGTAACCAATGTATCCTAGTTCTACAGGACTCCGCCTTAAAGTTTTCTGTTATGTGTCTCTGAATATAACTACCTCTATAATGAGGCATGTCATAGTCCCACATGTGTTCATTGCCAACTGGTGAGAGTTTATTTGTTCTCTCATGTTTGTTTTTGTATACTTCTGTTTTACTCTTACCCAAATCTAAACTAGGGTTCTTCATTTCTTCCCAGTATTCTGGTCTAAGGTATTGACATGGGTATTCTTTAAAATCATTATATTCCAGACCTCTTATAAAGTCTGCATTAGCAAAATTAGTGATACCCTCATTTGATTCATATACATCACCCCAACCACCTTGGTCTAACGAGTCTATGTAATGTTTTATTTTGTCAATATCAAATTCTATGTCTAGTTTTGCAATTGTAGGTAAATCTCTTTTTCTAAGCATGTTTCAATAACCGAATAATTTTTCCACCTACATCCCAAGGGTGAAAGTCCCAACTCCAAGGTTCTTCATGATGTTTCGCGTGAAACCCTTCACCGAATGTAACCATTCCCAACCAATAATCACTACGAGGTTTTCCACCTCTATGTGAGTGAACAAAAACTATTGACCCTATCAACTTAGCAAATCCTGCTGGAGCTAACCATGCGTATATGACTGCTTCATAACCACCAAATAGAAACAGCGCAGATAACCATAGCAACATAAAGTGCCAGTAATATCGATGTTGTGTCTTGCATAATTCATCCCTCAATAAATCTTTCTTTACATATTGCATTTTGGGTAGAGACATTACTTGCGAATAATAACATCTAATATATCCCCTATAAATTGGCGAATGTGGGTCTTTCTCCGTATCCGCGTGGTCATGGTGTTCTCTATGTTGTGCTACCCATGCTAGTGCTGGGCCTACCATCATAATATGAGCGAAAAACATCATAACATATTCTAACCATTTGGAACACTTAAAACTATAGTGACTCCAGTACCTATGATATCCCATAGTGATACCAAAGGTCATAATTCCAAAGTACATAAATGCACAAATCGCCCAAGTCACAGGCGTACCGATGAAAAACATCGATATGACTGAAAGTTGTGCTATAGTCTGTCCTACCAATAAACTAATAGGTGTCGGACGCATAATTCTATCCAATATATTCATGTTAACTATTTATGTCGCTTTGGAAAGCGCCTATTATAAATAGCGATATAGTGATATACTATACCATATGTGAGAGAGGAAGTCAAGCAGAATTCCCAATTTGGAATGAATTTGTTTAACCTATTCCAATAGAGGAGAAAGATGAGATTTAAGAGACATGTCTGTCTTATTATTGGCGGGCTGTTGTTCGCGGGGCCAGCTTTGGCCTCAGATACCACGAGTACTGTTAACACCACTACAAATAGCACAGTTAACAGCACTACGAATAATACTAACACCAACAATAACACCAATAATAACACGACAAATTACACAGGTACGAATACTAATAGCAACACCAATACTAATAATAACACTACAAATTATACTGGTACGAATACTAATACCAATAATAATAACAATGTGAACACTACGACTTATACTGGAACTAGTACAAATACCAACAACAATAACAACACTACTAATTATACTGGCACGAGTACAAATACAAATATTAATACCAATAATAATACTATCAACAGCACTAGTAACAACACCAATACCAATGTTAATACTAGTAATGTAACTTCTACGAGTGCGGTGACTCAGAACAATACGAATAATAATACTAGTAATGTTACTTCTAATAGCACAAGCAATAACAACAGTAATATTACTAATAATACTACGACTAGCAACACCAACAATAACACCAATAATAATAACAACACAAATACATCGACCAGTACAAGTGATTCCAATGTTACATCAAACAACAAGAATGAAAACATCAATGTAAATCACTCAGACCAAAAGATTAAACAGGAAATCAAGTCGCCTCCGCCAAGCGCTATTGCGCCTGCTATAGGTGGGTCTTATTCACAAGACTTGTGTACCACAGGTGTCGGTGGAGCGGTACAAACTCAAGTATTCGGTATTAGTGCTGGTAAAACAGTACGAGATGAAAACTGCGAAAGGATCAAATTAAGTCGCGGTTTATACGACATGGGGATGAAGGTAGCTGCTGTATCTTTAATGTGCCAAGATGCTCGCGTGTTCAATGCGATGCTAATGGCCGGCACGCCCTGCCCATATAGAGGTAAGATAGGTGATGAGGCATTAAATGCATGGAAGATGCATCCTGCTGTAGCACCTAAAGATTCTCTCATTGAGGAACAAGAAGTCGCTGGATGGTATAGAGATAAACAAGGAAGAAAGGTAGAATATAATGTCTACAAGAAAGATGACTTCTGTCAGTTAAATCCAGATGAAGAGGTGTGTACAATTGACGAATAAGGATATCCACTATGGAACCAGTATCAACCGCATTAGCGGGAATTGCTTTAGTACAACAAAGTGTTGAATTTATTAAGAGGAATATTAATACTGTTCAAGACATAAGACAAATCTTTGATATGGTTGATAATGCACTAGATGGTCAACAACAAATAAACAAAGACAGGTGGGGAAACAAGAATATGATTGGGCAACACAAGAGTGCTGCCCATGCTGTCATAGATGCAAAGTTGGCTAATGAACAAATTGAAGAGATGAAAAATCTCATTGATATGAGATTCGGATTCGGAACTTGGCAAGAAATATTAAAGTTAAGGGCAGATAGAATCCGTGAAGAACAAGAAGAAGAAAAAAGACTCGCAAGAGAAAGGAGAAGAAGAAAAAAAGACATTGTAGAATCAATGCAAATCATAGGCATCGCTGCCGGCGGTGTCATACTGGTTCTAACGGTGTGTTTTGTTTTATTATCAATATGGGTAAGGTAAAAACATTATTATTTGGATTACTATTGTTTCTAGCAGCTCCAGCTGCTGGACAATACACAGCACCCCCAACAGATGCAACAGCACATACTATATGTGATGACTGTTACGCGAATGTACCACTAGGACATGCATTTCCTTTCTATGGAGAGACCTTTACTAATTCATGGATGATGGCAAACGGTGTTGTCATGTTTAGAAACCCAACAGACTTTAGTTTTCAGAGTTGGCCCGACAAGGGTTGGTGTTGTAACGGATTGGAAGTTGCAAACATAGCAGCAAACAAACAAGACAAGTTTAGTTTTGCAATAGCCCCTTTCTGGACAGACCTAATACAAAAAGATAATGATGGGGGATTCTATTCTAAGACTAGTGCCGATGGAACAAAATACTGGTGGGTGAGAATAGAAGAATACAATAAGAATCATGAGAACACATTTAGTTTGGAGATACTTCCAACTGGCGACTACGCAATGGAATACGGTGATTTAAAAGTTAACAATCACAGTATATTCATAGGTGCAATGGGCGATATATCAGAAGATGAATATGTACAACACGAATATTTTGCAAATCAACAAGCTAACTACATCTATGGTACAGCGGCAGGAAATGCTGGGACTAAATCATATCAAAGTGAAGGATTAGCATGTGCATATGACCCACTATCAAGTCAGCAATGTGATGGTTACGCGGCTGCATACTTAGCACAACAATGTGGCATCGACCCGCTATATGACCAACAATGTACAGGATACGCGGATGCATTTTTCGACCAACAATGTGACAATGATAGTTTTTACTCTACAAGTTGTGACGGATACGATGATGCATTTGAAGATTTACAATGTGACCTTGACCCACTATATACAGAGGGGTGTGACGGTTACTATGAAGCACTCATAGAAGAACAACTCGCAAACATGGAAGAAGAAGAGGAGTGGTTAACAGATGAAGAAGAAGAAACAATGTACGGAATCGTTGGATTCGCCGAAGACGATGGAGGAATTGGTGGAATCTCAGACGAAGATGAATTCTTCACAGGACTTCCAGACGAATTCTTTACTAACGAGAGCCCCATCGACCTTTTTGCCACACTCGATATTGAGCCAATACTCATCGAGGAAGAAGGATTTTTCACCATGCCCCTTAATGAACTCCCAGAAACTATCGAGGAAGAGTTTCGTGCCGATGCGTTGGAGGCGATTGAAGAAAATATAGAAGAGGTTGAAGAGTATCTTGATGAATTGTTTGAGACAGAAACGCTCGAGGAGTTTGAAGAAATCTTTGAAGAGGAAATATTAGAGGAATTATCGGAACTTGAAGCAATAGAAGAGATTGCAGAAGAAGAATTCATCGAAGAAGAAGAGTTAACAGAGATTATTGAAGAAGAAACTGTAGAAGAGACCTCAGAAACCGTATCAGAACCTAAAACTTCACCCATCGCAACAAGAATTGCTATGGCACAGACCAAAAACGCATTAAAAGTTAGTGCGAGTGCGGTTTCCATGAGTCAAGAGTCATCAAAGAGTGAAGAGAGTGGACAATCACAACAAAATGGACAAAATCAATCGGGTGGATCGAATTTGGCTTCCGATTCTGGCCCTGGCCAAGTTTCAGAAACTATCGAGAGTGCTCAAATTGACCATCAAAGTGCTTCTTCCTCATCACAGAATAGTGTAAGCATGATGAATCAACAATTTTTTGGTAATGATACTCAGATTTTTTCAGATATGAGTGGAATATCGGTAGAAACACTAGAAACCAACGCGGAAATCAACAACATCTCAATAGAAATACAGTCAGAACAAATGCAAACAGAGATAGAAAATAATTTAATTTCTACTGGAACACCTGTTAGTGGTGTTACCATCATACCAGTAGAGGTAATATCGGTACAACCAATGCAAGAAGCGCCACGAAAATCTCTTGCTGAGGTTATTTCAGAACAAGTGGCAAAACAAAAAATGGAAAATTCCAACAAAGTTGCTTCTGGACAGACAAAAGCAATCGCTTCACTTCAAAGTTCGGTAGATTTGGGTTCATATTATGAGTCAAAACTAACAGATGGGGACTTTTACAATGTCAATTACATTGTTTACGATAATAAGATTGACGATAACGCGAGACTATTATATAATCTGTCTAAAAGTAACCACGGAACAATCCGAAAAATGATTAGGAGTCAATACGAATGAGTACAGAAATAGAAATCGGTGGAGTAACAATCAAAGGTGGGCGAGTATTCGTAATTCTTTCCGCACTTGGAGCGCTAATAGGGACATTATATGGTGCTTTCGAGGTGTATAAGACTTATGAAGACATGCAAGAAGCAATAACTACCTATGAAGCACCAGATTTGTCGGGTATAGAAGAGAGAATATCAATCCTAGAGGAAAGAATTGAGTCTCAGAACACTACTTTAGCAGCTCAAGAGTCCATAGTAAGTCTATCCAGAGAGTCTATAAATAGAATAGACGGAGATATGCAATCTCTGTTTTCAGATGTAAGGGGATCAGACAAGAGACTTTATGAACTTGAAAGAGATACTAGTAAGGAACTTATTGAAATAAGAAAATCTATACGAGAACAAATCGAGGAAGCTCTTGCTAATCCACTTGCTGAACAATAATTATAATGGAGAAGTGAATGGCTAAACAATGGAAAGCAATGATAGTACACACGCCTACGAAGAAAAGTACCTCTCAAGGTATAGGCGGAAGAGGTAGAAAGGTTAAAATTTCTACTTCATCGATGAACAAGAACAAAAAACGGTCTTACAAAAAGTACAGAGGACAAGGAAGATAACATGGCGCAATTATCGTCAGCAGACATGCGAAGTACAGCATCCGCTGGAGAGTATGCTTCTCAGAAGCGGCCAGACATATTCGATTTAAAGATAAAAGATAAGAGACCTTTTATTGTAGGGTCTTCTGAGTCTGCTCCAAAGGTCATAGGAATATCTTATGATAGAAAAAATGAAATCCTAACATATCAAAAACAGGGTAGTAAGACCGTATACGAAGCAAAACGGTCACAGATATTCAAAGATAAAGACTTTGGTGGAGGCGGTAGGGGTTCTGGCGGTGGACAGAAAGAAACCGCACTTACAGAATCGATGCAATGTTATTATTGTTCATATGTTTTCAATGTTAAAAAGGGTGCATGTAAAGAAGTATCAACAGCACAACTCAAATCAGCAGCAAAATATGTAGACGCGAGTGAATCATTAGCAGATTGTTTGAAAAAAGGGCCTGGAGCATGGCTTGAAGATGATGTTTATGTAAAGACTGCTAATAAAGTTTGGGAAAAGTACGGAAGAGGAATGACCAGAAATGGCATAGTAACTTTTCATAGAGACTCAGCTTTTATGAAAGGAATATATAGTGCCTATAAAGCTTGCCTTGACTTAGATAGAAAGTCATCTGACCCACAAGCGCCAGGCTCATTCGATGCTAACAAATGGAATCCAGGCGATATCTGGGCGACAACACTACCTGTCACATCAAAACCCCTAAAAGACTTTCAAGGAAGTTGGGGTGAGTTAAATATGGAAGTAGAAAAACTTGCAAAGGCAGGAAAGGTTCTTGGTATATCACTCAAGAGAATAGGGAAGGGTGGAAGAGCAACATCAAAAGAGTTCAATAAATCAAGTTTAACCAAACCAGATATCAAATATGAAAGTTGGGGATGGGGTAAAACTGGGAACTTCTTTAATTCACAAGATATTTACATGTCATGTGACGGTGGTCTAATACAGTTTAGAACATTTAACAAAGAAACTTCATGGCAGGGTCAGATAACAGGGTCAGCAGCTGCTGGTGGTAAGGTGAGTGGAGGTAATGTAGATTACTACTGTAAAGAAATATTTGGTAAAGAGATTTATGGGGGAAGAGGAAGCGAAGCACCTCTTTTATCACAAATAAATTCAGACCCCAAATGGCCATCAAAGGCTTATGCACTTTATAAGAAACATAATGCGAAGAGCAAACCAAATGTCGCGTTAATCCCAGAAGCCACATTCTTAGAAAATTGGAAAGGAAAAGAAGAGGGATTTAGAAATTCTAAGTCTATGTGCCTAATGTTCCTAGATGTATTTGAAGGAACTGGTACGAGTAAGAAGAAAAAGGATGAACTTTGCAAGTTGATGTTCCTATACGCGAGTTCAGCTACTGACCAATCTTCATTCTTTGTGAAAATTAGTTAATATAAATAATACTGTACCAATCGGTACTCCATAAGTCATGGGTGAAAAGACTACATTCGTTCATCCACCCTAAATGTAGCGGTGGACGGAAGTAGGCAATTCCGCCGAAGGAACGCATCTCTTTATACAGGAGGTGTCATAAATGACTACACAGCTAAACTACAGAGGCGTTAAATATAACGGAACTATAACTCATAAGACAATCGAGTCTCAAGAGATGTTATATCGTGGCGTCAAACATAATCCCACTCTAAGAGAGCCATGGGTTCCTGCTACATCTGGAATCTATCGCGGTTCTAAGTGGAGCGTGTAAGCTAAAAAAAAGGGCAGCGCGAAGCTGCCCTTTTATCCATTTGTGTTTGGTTAACGGTTCTTGTTAAACTCTTAGGCTACTAGACCTCTAGTAGCAGCAAGAGCTTTATATCCAGCGGCAATGATTGCCCTAGACGGTGTTCCCAAACGGTATCTAGAGACACCTTTACGCTCATTGCCATTCCTGTCAACATACGCTGGGGTTTTGTTTAAATAAATGGCGAAACCGTTCTGTCGAAGGTGTGTTACCAATGCTCTAGCATTAGTTACGCCAAACCTATTTTTCATTTCATTCGCAGTCAGACCTTGGTCTGTTTTTTGCAAGGCTGAAATAACCTTTGTTGCTTGTGAAGTTTTTTTCATACTATACTCCGTTTTTTTCAAATTAAGTTAACTTAAATGTTAACCATCCACAAATTCATTTATTCGCATCGTAACAAAAGTTCGGTGCGTATGAAAGGCAAATCTTTTCATCCTTTCATTCTGCTGTTGGTGTATTACTATTGTGCAGCTTACCAGAAGTTGATGTTTTAATGGAAACATCTAAGTCTTGGTCTTTTGGTAATTCGGCGATAAGGTTTATTCTACCGCTACATGCTGTTATCATAATACACACAACTAATATACTCAAGTATTTCATTGTTTTGTCCTTCTAAAAGTGGGCAGTTTAGGATGAAGAGAGATGCCCAGCTCTCTTTGTCCATCTAAGTTATGCGAGACCATCACTGCTCTCTGTTAGTCTGATGGACTGAACCTTTTTCGGTCTGTGTGCTACCAGCGGCTTGTTCAGGCCTCGTTGTGTATTTAACGACCTACTAAAATTTGTGAGTTCAGTCGAGGCAGTTTTGAGTGTGACAGGATGGAGTCTATGCCTAGGACTACAACCGTAAAAATTGGAGCGGCGTCTTGGAGTTTCACCAAACCTTGTCCGTTGGAAACGGATTGTACGAATACCGTCCACCGCATGTTTATTTATACAAGTTTCAACCATTATACTGATCTTTTTTGCAAATGTCAAGCGTTTTCTTGAAATAATTTTCCATTCTCATCAAACATAACTAATTGTTCTAGGTCATGATGATTAGATAACGCGGGCAATACAGCATAAATCTTAATTGGCCCGAATAAAAGATTGTTACCTACACCTTGATTACTATAAGACAAGTTCTGAAAGAATTGCGAGTGCATAGTCATATACTTTCTAAAACAGTCTATGAATTTATACACCAAGTCCTCATAATTTTCCAGAAGACTACCAGAAGATTTTAATGTACCAGTATGAAGCACCACACGATTTTCTCTGGTTGGGTCAAGTCTTTCTATAATAGAAACATATGTTTTAGGTGGATTACTAGCGCTGTATAAAAGATACTTAACACCATCTGTACCACCATCTAATTGACCAACAACTTGTTTCAAGAAAGTTTCTGGTTTCCTATTACCCATGTCTGAAGCATTACCCCATGATATTACCACTTGGTCTTTGTTATATTGGTTGGATACTGCATTGACTATTCTATCTTTTGTTGGGTCAGAAAAATGACATTGAGCATAAACTCTTTCCTCTATAGCATCACGGTCATTTTCTATCCATCCATTATCAATAGCACGAGTAACTTCTCTGTAGACATCTGGTTTTTGTTGGTCACCAGATGGGTCATGGTCTTGAAATTTTTGACCATATAATGACAAAGCACTGGCAACTTCTTTTTCAGTAGCACCTTTTTTTGCCCGATATGTCGTAACAGGAAAATTCTCTACATAATTACTTTGAAGAATATCGCCTCGCGTAAATCCTGTAATAATTTCATACTTACATGTTTTATAATTGTAAAACAAAGCAGGCGGGGGATTTGTTCCAAGTTTATATCCTTGTTCAAAAATATTCCTTGCAATATCGCCATACTTTGGATTGATTCCAGACTGACGATGCCATTGGGATAACCCATCAGCATCCTTTGGCAGAACTACTTCATCAAAGTCCACAAGTGTTAAACGGTCTTTAACTTCAATGGCATCCAAGTCTTTATATCGTTCTGGGTGCCACTCCCAAGGGAACTTCTTAGCAACGGTATCGATATCTTTCTGTTTAAACCGTTTTTCTTGTTGTATATTAATCCTCATACAATCGCCTCTAATAGTTCCTCATTCGAGGTTTCAAGTGTGAAGTACTCACCAAGGTACTTGTCAAAGGTTTTGACTAGGTTATTGTAGTCACTTGATTGCATCTCTTTAAGAACCAATTCACAATAGGTATTGGAACCACCTTTTCGCAATACGCTACGGGCAATGCCCATTAAAACATATGCATTGCCGTCAGACCCATCAAGGTCAATGACCTGTTTACGATTTTGATTTTTCGCTCGTATCATACTTACTCTCCATATTGTTTTACAATCTTGGGGGTTGCCCAAGCCATCAATGCAAATCCCAAAAAGGCAAATGCAAGTGTTTCACTTATAGTCATAGTGTCCATCTCTAAACCACCAGCAGAACCTATCACTAAAAAGAATCCTATAAACCATCGTATCATTTTGCTACTCCATGTTCGTTTATATTACCTGTCAAAAATTCCTGTTCCTCTAGGCAGTCCCAGAGTAATTTACTTTCTAGTCGATACGCCTCTTTCTCCCAAGGCTGGTCATGATACTTTACCTTACGCGATATCACTTTCTTCTTCCACCGTGTTCGACCATTCTTACCTGTTTCTAAATCTACCATCTCACCTAGCACATATTGCTTGAGGTGGATAAATTCATGTAAAACACATTTAATAAAATCCGTCAAGTTCAAGTCTTTTGATATTTCAATCTGAAATCGTCTAGGGGACTTGCCGACATAATCGCATGGTTCTGCTGAATCATCTGTACAATAACCAATCGAAGTATCGTTCTTGAAATCCCTAATATGTACATTCACATCAAGCTTGCGTATTTTCGGTAGAAGACGATACATACCAAATCTTATTGTCCCAAACACCAATTGTTTTTGATACCTATTTCCACCTGTCACGCGAAGGCATAGACTCATTGATATTGACTCACAATAAAAATTATCCAAAAGGATAATAACACAAAAGCTAGATACCAAGTATCCATCATAAAAAGAAATACCCTAGTAAAAAGCAAACTACAAAAATATCTAGGAGGCGCATAAATCGTGCCTCCGATAACCATTTGAAAAAGGTAACCATAACTCTATGCCGCCTCCAGCATAGAGTAGGGAACTGAAACCGAAGCGATTCGACCTTGCCAAGGCATCTCGACCAGAGCCTTCTTGGTGTTCATCTTGAGAATGACACCTTCACGCCTTTTGGTTTTCTGAACAACGACAACCTTTTGACCCACCGAAAAGGTGGCAGTCGCCGATACCGTTTTGATGCGGTTGGCATAATGAATAATCATACTCAACTCTTCTTGACTCATGGTCAGCATTTCTTTTTTGATAGTTTCAACTGTCATAACTCTCTCCTTAAGCAGTTAATTCGTAGGTTTTGTTCCACTTTCCAATGTTGATATCATTGTACCAAGCAGTGTGGAAGTAGTCGGTCATAATGTCCGATTTATCGAACCATCCAGTACCTTCACCTTTCATCGCTTCCAACAACTCAAGCAGAAACTCCTTAGCAACGCCAGTCCATTGTGACTCGACATGGTAAGGATTAACTTGATAATGGGAAGACTGAGCAGCGAAGTTGATGGGCCCAGACTTTAGATTGACCACTAATGTGGAATGATTATTAACCGCGATAGTACCTTTCATTTTGTACTTTTTAAGCACCTTTTTGATACCAACCGCAAGTTCCTTTTTCTTCTCTTGGGATACATAAGCCATGTTTTTTCTCTCTCTTGATTAATTTAACAAGTATATGATCTCATAGATCGAAGCAGATGTCAAGAAAAAGCTGCCTCTGTAAGCCCTTGATATATAACGAAATAGCAAAATAATTCAAATTTTTTCATATAAAGCATAGAAATAATCCATTAAATACTCGCTTATTTCGACTGCAAAGGTGTATTCTTTAAGGATATTGGGGTCATTATGTGGGGGTTTACCGTATTCCAGTAGTATTTCCAAGGCACGAATCTGGTTATCTATGCTCATTTTCTTCCATCCAGACCACGCTCCTCTTATGTGTAATGGGTCTGTGCCCCCTGTCTCGCGTAGGGTTTTGAGTGTTTCTCCTAGACCTAACACGCGGTCATATTCATGGTGTTCACCATCCCAATATACATCTAACCATTCTGGGGTTTTAAATCCCATATCGGCAAGGGCGTGATTTGACCGTCTTGCCCCACATATTAGAGGCACTCTCCTACCTAGTATTGCTTTCCATGTCTTCTCGGTATAGAACAACTTATCATAATGGGTCTCTGGTATAATATCGATTAAGCAATTCGTATACCAAGGCGGAAATCGATGGGTCTGTTGAATTAATTCCCAATCACTATTCATAAACCATTTGCCATCTTCTGGTGCTTGTTCCTTTAAATCAATCGATAATCCTTTCCAAGCACAAGTAACAATGCCATCGGGTAATAGACTTTCCTTTTCCAGAACATCGAATAACATCTTACGCATGGGTTTCGGTTGGCGCATCATACATGTATACAGAGATCGCGGAGCGTTTGCGCCGCTGAGTTCTTCCAACATACCGTGTCGTATCTCTTCCCCTTCCGTAAAAATAGTAGTCACGGTCTTCATTAACCAATAGTATGGCCACGACACAATCTCTACATTGTACGGATGGGGGTCAAAGTGATCTGATTGACCATCTTCACGAGTGCATCCTGTAATCTCTGTATAATGCCCCACGAGTTTCCCTATATCATAATAGGAAAGATAGGGAGAGAGTTCAGCTTCCCCAGCGTTGAAGATTAATAAGGATTTGTTTTTATATTCACCCGACTTTATTCTGTCTGCAAATTCGCCACGACCACCATCGATACATCTTTCATAATGGTCATATCCTTGTACATTAATCATCTAGACAATTGCCATAGTACTGCAAAAAACAAATAGATTGGTGTAACAATAACAGCGGGTAGTAATACATCTTGACCATAATGCTTACGCAAGTACCACGCAAGACATAATATGAACACGCAAACGAATAAGTCCCCTGTAAAGACACGCGGTTGTGCAATCCAATCAAACATAGTTACGCCAGATGTACTGTATTACTTTCCAACCACCATATAAAACGGTGCCTATAAGAACACCCTTTGTAAAATCAATAAAAAATTCCATATAACCAACACCATAAATTAAGAAGCGTCCAATAGACAGGTTCATATAACGCAATCATTAGAACGGGCAGAGTAATCCACCTAAAATCCCACATAAGAGTAAGGAATGTGCCCGTAGCATTTAACTCATCATACTTTTCAAGTTGAGAGATAAACGCATTAGTGATTTGCTTGTGTTCATCTTTCTTCGCTTGCTCTATCTCATCCGACTCATCGTGCTCAGTTGGATGATGAATACCAATAGGTTCCAAGTCATCCTGTAAGATTTCGGATGGTGATTTCTCTTTCGGGAATTCTTTCGGTGGTTGATGATGTCCGTATACGCCCATTTAAAAATCTCCTTCCGCCACTTGGAATACTGTTAATCCCTTAGAACGAAACATATCTACAACACGCTGACGGTCATCAAATGCCATAGTAGGTGTATAACCATCTCTACGCATCTTCTCTAAGTAACCTTCTTTAACTTCATCATCGGGACGATAATCTGTATCGCTTCTCATATATATGCGTTCAAAGTCTATACCGCCATCTCGTATCTGTTTAACGGTGATATCATGTTCTTTCTTCATTCGTCCTGTAGATATAAGAATACGATGACCCTGTGCCTGTAACGCATCCGCAATGGCAAAGATATCCTCTTTCCTAGTATCGAATTTAGTATGCTCCCGAAACGAATCAAAATCCTTGGGACGCTGTGTGACGAAATGCCTCCTATGCTCTATATCCATAAGAGTACCGTCTACATCGAATATTATATCTGCCATAATAAAAACCTCTGGGGCGTAAAATTCTCTGGGCGATTTTCTCTACTCAGAAAAAAAATAAAATCAACTAGTATATGGGGGGATGCCAGATGCACTTGCAATGGCGTCACTCCTGATCCCAAAGCATAGGCCGCCCCTTCTCCGTGATCTAAGATGCTCCCCTAACCGTGGGGGAGCGCGTGTGTATTGAGGCACAACCCTGTTAGCGGCCGGGTCTCACCCTTTGACATCCGCCCTGTCCATTCACGCATCTTTGCCGGCTTGCAATTTCGCTACTGGACTCTCCTTTAGTTGTTCTCTCCGCCTTTTGATGGGGCTGCGTCCCCCCTGCCTTAACCTTTGCGGAGCGTGGTCTATATGCCACCTTTCGCATCGGCCCCTGTGTCCATGTCCGACCCCGATAGCACTCTTTCTGAACCTCAACACAGGTGAGATGGTGCGGTTTAACTGGGGTTTAAACTATTGTCACAACACTATATAATCTCCTCATCTCTCAGTATGGTATAATGATCTCATATATGAGACCAATTGTCAAGGATTATTTTACTTTTCTTTCCCTTATATATCAATGGCTTACACATCTCCATACTATCTCCATACTATGTGGGTCTTGTGCGCTCTCAGGCCATGCGTTAATTCATGCACCCTATACGCCATATATAGGATTATAGCGCCTATAGATCGATCAGCCATATCTCTTCTTAAAGGGGACACCCTATTATACACATTAATATAGCACTTGTCAAGCATTTTCTTCACTTTTATGCAAAAAACTTTACCGCTGGCAGCGGCGGCACGACTCAGAGATACTCCCACCACATGCGGGCGCTGAGGCAGCGGCGGATTTCGCTTGACATATGCCTTGTTTCGTGGTATGATCTCTGTAAATCCCGCTTTCCAGCGGCAGCGGTGTCTGATTTTTCTGTCGGGCAGCGGCGCTCACTCCTGCTCACTCGCGGATTTAGATTACCACTATTTCCCACTTTTATCCCTCCACAGTTCAAGTACAGAACTAAACACTTGTCTGCGCCCACTAGAGATACCCACTAGATACCCCCATATGAACCCAACTCCTATGGCGATTGCGTATTCAAACATTGCGTTTTTCCTCCCTGTCGTATTGTCTTATTACTAAGGCGTTTATTATGCTTCTTTATTTTGCGACTCAGAGCGCTCACTATACGAACTTTTTCACCATGTTTTTTCATGATGCACAATACCCCAAGATACACTCAGGCATCGGCATTCCTACAGCTACCCAATATCCCAAAGCGAACCACAATATTCGTTCTATAAATGTTGTCATATAGTACCTTTTGTTCCTCATAACTTAATTGCTAATACGATTAATATTCCTATCAATAAAACATCTGCGACTAGCATCAATAATCCCAATATAGTGTGATACCATATCCATCTAGTCTTATATGCGTTCTCTACTGATAAATCATCTGGGTCAGCGTCCCTTTCTGCTTTTGTCTCTTCTGGACTACTCCATAGCGTATCAACTATTGATTTCCATTTCATATCTATCCTTCATTACTTTCATTATTCTAATTTTCCACTCTCGCTGTGTAGCGGTAGTAGGGTGATTCTTTAATTCTTCACTTTTTACATCACATTCAAAATGGGCAAACTCCTGTAGTCCACCTTTCTGTATTAATTCGTTCTCATAGAAATGCCATGTACCCCAATCGATAAGCTCAAACCAATGTTTTGTATTCGGGTATATTCTATCAATTCTTTTGTTATGCATATCGGATTTCATTTCCTGTTCATTCAATTCGCCATTGTCTCTAAGACTGTTGCTAAATGCTGTTCTCAGGCGCGTATATAACCATCCTGTCGTGCTCACTATATCCTTCTTCCAAAAACTCTCACTACTCTCGAAATCTTTTGCACCTAAATCATGAAAGATATTCTGCCAACACATGTTTAACAGCGGTATTCTTTTCGCTTCACATAATGCTTGTACAGTAATCATGGCCCTCAGAGTGCTCACATATGCTTCTTCTGGGTTGTATATGTCTCTAAAATAATTCTTCAATCTAGCGTCCAGCGGCGTTACTTCGTAATTCCATATGCCATATCCGCCCCCTACGATAAGCCAGTTAGATGTTGGGTGTTTCTCGTGTTGTTTATCTGTTAGAATATAGTTGCTGAATCCTCTTTTTATATTCTGCTGGATTTCCATATAGTCTGGGTCATCATATGAGAATAGGAATTCTTTTCTAAAGGGCGAACTCCACATGACAGCGACCATTGTGTTTTCACTCGTTACTTCTGGTTTGCTTAATTCGTAGCATATTCTATCGCAAATAATCTGATTACCAGAAGCCATCTCTGCCGTGTTAATCACATTATCAAAATCTTCAGTTAATTGTTCTGCCCACGCTAAAGTCTCTCGCGTTTGATGGGCACTAAATGAACAACCACCTATTATAAGATTTCTGGATAGTCTACCTTTTGCCGCCATGATATACTGTAGCGTGTCCCTTATCAAGTAAATATTCATTGAGAGACTTATCTGCGTATTCTGTTACGCTCCAAATCTCACCTAAAATCCTTCCAAATTTGCCCTTGGCATCGTATTTCTTACATACCAATTTAGCGTATTGTCCTTCCTTCGCAAAATCCTTACAGAACTCTTTTGCCGCTAATCCTAGTTTCTTCTCTTCTAAGTCTCGCGTTCTGCTCTCTGGGGCGTTAATACCCGCTAATCTTACACGCTGGTCATTTAACCATACTCCAAAGCCTAGGTCTATATCTACATCTACTGTATCGCCATCCACCCATCTTTGTATTACTACATTATATTCGTACATGTTGTTTTCTCCAATCGAATATTAAACCGTCTTTATTATCGTGAATTATCTTATAGACGATTTTTCCGTTTTCCTTTCCCGCCTCCACCAGTTTTGGTTTCGGCCCATCCATTGTAGCGTATACTAAATATGCGTCATATAATTCAGAGTGCATCCTAGAGATTAAAGAGTTCTCTACAATACTGTCCTCAATCTTTTCATATTGAGCTTTGGTCTCAGCGGGTATTTCACTACCTGTAGACATTTCAATATCACCAAACCAATTAAAGTTATGTTCCTTTAACTGTTTTTCATACTGCTTAAGACTGACCTTCTTCGCCATCTTCCATCTCTGACATCCATCTATGTACTCGATTAAAGTTTTTGCCTAAAGTGATGTCTGTCCAATCTGCGCCCTGTTTCTCATTAAGAAATTCTCGCAAAATCCACATCGTAGCTGTTGCTGATGTAGCGGTTCCTTTTCTGAACCCTAAATTATATGCAATATACAAAGAAACGCCGAACAAGGCGGCGTATAATTCGATTCCCATTAAAGACTCCTTGGTTTATAGCGATGCCTGTCATCCCATTTTTCTATGAGATAGGTCTCGTATTTTGTTGTGTACTCATCAAATGTGTACAAGGGCATATTCATTCCCTCGCGTTCAGCACAATTGTCATGATACATTCGATGGACAAAACCATCAAAATCATCGTTATCAATTTCTCTTAGCAAGCGCGTCATATATTTGCTCCCAGTTTTTGACGATAGTGGCATCACCTTTATAGTTTAGGTTATGCCCGTGTTCTATTAAAAATCCTTCAAATCCACACTCCATGCCAACTTCAACATTGACATATTTATCCTCAATCCAAGGCGCACCTTCATACTTCTGTGCTAATTGCCATAGAATCTCATCTTTATCCGCACCACAATCCAAATAGTGATACTCAACAAATGTATCCTCTCCAAATAACTTTTTAAGGTTTTGCGTTCTCAACTCTTGGGCATATGGGTCACTATGCAAACTAGTCACAGCAACGAATCTGTACCCATGTTTTTCAGCAAGTTTCTTGATGTAGTACTGAGCGTCCCTAAGAGGGGGCAAAAATCCAATAGCAGCACTACTGTTAAATTGGTTGGTCAATCTCTGACCTTCTTTTGGTGAGACTCCAAATCTCTGGGAAACTTTATATTTGAGTTTCCAATCTTCGCCCACAGGGTTCATTCCATTGTGAGCCATCCATGTGAAAAATGCAGTCTCCCAATCAAGGCAGACTCCATCACAATCGGTTAAAATTATTTTTGACTTATCTACTACCATCACCATCCACTCGTTGCATGAACATACTCTTCTGGACAATTGTACTCACCACAATAACATTGCCCACCATCGTGGTCAATCTCATCATCAAACTGTTCACAGTAGGCATCGATATGTGCCTGTTGTCCAGCATCCAACTGGTTATAGGTAGTGCCTTTGGGGGCACCCATTTTCTCAATTAATTGTTCCATAGTCACGGTCAATTCTGTTTCTACTAATCCTGTCATATTTTATACTCCACTTAATTTGATGGCATACTGATACATAGTCAAAGCATCACCATCGTTTTCAAAACCATATTCACTTGCGAAATCCATTGAAGAAGAACCCATCACACAAGACGCCACTCCATGTTTCGCAATAATCAAAGCACACTCTTCAAGTGTACCACCAAAAAACGACTCCCTAGTGTTCTCCAAAGTAAATAGAAGACCACCATTCTCTGCGTTTAAATAATCAATTTTGTTTGTTTTCATATTATCTCTCACTTTCTTAATTACATGTATATGATCCCATAATTTAGGGCAAAAGTCAAGCGTTTTGGCGATAAATCCGCCTCTGTAAGTTATTGATTTAACTGAGAAAAGCAAAAAAATTGATAAAAAAATTCACTCATTTGGTCTATATTTGTCGTAATATCGTCCCCATTGCCATTCTTCGGGTATTTCACCGTCAGCGCGTATCAAATGGGACTTTCCAGACGGTTCTACACACCACCTCATTTTAGGGCGTGCAAATGCCTTCTGTCTGATTAGTTCTATGGTTTTCGCTTTATGTGTGCGTCCATACATGGGATTGAATTCCCCTCTCCTAGTGCCTGTCATAGTCTGCGATATCTTCGCCCTATGCGCTTCTGTCAACCCATTTGAATTGGGGTTACTCTGACCCAGTTTCGCCTGTTTGATGCGTTCTCGACCCTCTGGCGTGTGCCAAGCGGTACGGTCTCTGCACCTATCGACTATCGGTAGGTCTTGTGGATTCTGGGTAATTGCGTACTCTCTAATCTGTTCTATATTAGAGAATTTGATTATCATCTCGCGTGGTTTTGGTACTTCCTGTAGACTCTTCTCATCTACAATCCAATATTCGTTTTTCCACCCACCACACTTAAACAAGAAAAACCTAGATGCACGAGTATTCATGGCGCCCTCAAAATTACGCCATTGGGATGGTTATCTTCCACTATCTTATAGTCATTAGCGAGTAAATATGTCACAGCAGGGCCTGCCTTGCCAATCCAACAATCATTATATGGGTATGTATCATCACAAACCACTATTCCTTCAGAAACCATATTCGGCATTAAATCTATCATCTGTTTCATATGTTCAACTTGGCAATTCTCATTGTGCAAATCTATATTCCATTCTTGTTTATACATCTGTTTTTGTTCTATCACCCAATCTGGCAAATCGTGAATATCAAAGATATAATCAAAATTATCCAAATACAAACAAGCGATACCATGTTCCCACTTAAAATCTCTAGTGTAATCTGAACCCTTCTTTACTACCCATTCGGTATTTCGTAAATGTGCTAATCTTTGTGATGGCAAAGGACTAATATCTACTGACACCAACATTGTATGTTTACTTTCTGCGAGTCTAGAAAAATACGCTGTTGAACCTTCTAAGTTATCGCTACCAATTTCAACTATAATGGCAGCGGCGGGGGAATTCTTAGGGTAATATTTTTCGCTTAATTTGTATATATCACCCATTCTATTCAGATAAGAAACTCAGTTGAGCTTCATCCGACAACTCGTCTTCGAGTTCTACATCTCTCAGAGCTGCTAGTTTATCTTTGTACTCTGCTATCTTACCAAGTTCATCCTCAATAGTCTGCATTATGTCTGGGTGTTCAGCAACACCAACTCCCTTTTGCATCAAGACTTGTACATTAATTTTGTGTTTGCCTATCTGACTGTCGAAATAATATCGTAGAGTTTTTGTTAACTGTGGTGTGAAATCAGGCATTAGTCTTCTCCTTTTTCTTGCGAGGTGCCCTCTTCTTTTTGGGTTTGTTATACTCAGTAATTCCCAATGGTGCCATGAGTTTTTCCAACTTCGGGTATAGTTCAAGAAGTTTACCATCCTTCACAGAAGTAAGTATTTTCGCTTCCTCTGGATGTACACCCTCAAGAATCTGTAACCAATTCATCTCCTGTTTCCATGCAGGCAGATTTTTCATATTGGAATTCGGTTCTGTGAACTGTTTAATTCTACGCCATTCCATTTGGATAGATGTTGCACCTAATCCATCTGGCGTATCCTCTTCTAGTTTGGTAGTTTCGGGCATGCCGTCTGGCAAATCCCATTCGGGTTTCTCCGCACCAACTCCTATTCTAACTACTGGAACTAGGCATTGGTTGGTTTGCCCCCATTGTTTTAGGCGAGTGACTTGCTCGTCTAGGTTTTCTCCTTCAAATACATAGGTGAAACCCTCATTCATTTGTCTAAATTTTCTCATATTTTACCTCATTAAAATTCATCAATCACTTCAATAAGTCTGTCAAGACCAAAGTTCATGAAGTATTTATACATGTCCTCAGCAGACTTATCTAACTGTGCTGTATACTGAAACACAATCTGTTCTTTAATTTCCTCTGGTGTTTGTGATAAATCCACCATAGTTTTATTTCGGATATACCCAGCTGCCATTTCACCTGTTACCCATTCTTCGGGTTTCTGGGATTTCCACTCAGCAACTAGCGCCTTTCGTATTGGTCTCTGTCTTTTACCCTCTACAAAAGAATCATCGTCACTAAGAATATTTGGAACCCCATCTCCCTTATCACCGCGTATAATGTGTTCGCGTAATACGGCGTCTGCTGATTCCTTAATCTTTACAAATCTCTTTCTAAGAGGTGAATACTGTACAACATTCTCATATTTTTGTAACTGTTGGAAATCATGGTCACCAGATATAATTAACAATGGTCTAGGTGATTCAAACAATCCTTCCTGTACCAAATCATTTTTCTGACTCCACTCTACCAATGTACCAATTACATCATCTGCCTCAGCACCATCAACATCGACAACTGGATACGGCATGTGTTGTTGTAACTCATTCCTTACCAGAGATAGACCCTCAAAAATAGATGTCCAATCATATCCACTATCTTCGCGTGTCTTTTTACGACTCGCCTTGTATTGTGGGAATACAGTTCTTCTCCAATATCGCCTATTGTCACAAGCAATTACTAAATCGCCATACTCATCACCCCACCTTGTCTTATAACTTCTCAATGTGTTGAGAATCATATGACGAACTAGGTCTATGTTAATATCAGAATCTTTGGAACCGTTAAGTTCCGCCATGAGATTACTGATACTAATTTGGTTATAATCAACTATTATCATCTGGTTCACTCCCCCAGACAAATCCAAGGTCATCGTAAAAAACACCGTGACTTCTCTTCACATTGCCATCCTTGTCATAAGCTAGGGTAGTACACCTAAAAACTACTCTTTGTGTCTGGTCTTCCCCAGCAAATAAAGAAGTCCATGTGCTAGACTTCAAATAGTTTTCCATAGATGAAATATAAGTTCTAACAGACTCATGTTGTGCTAATGCACCTTTGACATTATTCCGCACTTGTCTCTTTAACTCTTGTAATTTCTCTTTGTTAGCTTTAATCCACCCCTTGACTTTTACATATGACAAATGATTATCCTCTGGTAATGCCAGTACATCTGGATGGATATGCTTTAATTTGGGCGGGTTCTTTTTCAACCTCGCTTCTCGTGCCTTCGCTAATCTCTCAGCGGCGGCAGCCTTCTGTTCCTCAGACATAGGTTTTCGGCGCCTACGCTTTGGTTTGTCTGGACGAAAATCGTCCTTGGTAATTCGTGCCATTATTGGACTCCTTGTGTTATAGTAATATGTATAATAACACAAGTCTAGTCCAAGTGTCAAGCATTTTTTTTATGCAGAAGCGACTTTTACGCCAGAATTAGGTACTTCAAGACTAATATTCCTTATCTGGTCAACCAACAAAGTTCTCCATTGCTGTTTTTCTGTATCGAAAACAGTCAAATGAGTTTCTTTAACTGGTGATGGGTTTTTCACCTCTGGAATACGATTAGGTATCAATGTCGCGTGGACATCCCTTTCCGTACCATCTTTTTTGGTATACCCAATAATAGCTTCTTGTTCTACCAAGATGTCACTAAGTTGTGACCTACTATATTTCACATTATTCATAACAATTTTCTCCTAGTTATTTCATTATACATTCGTTCCGCGAAAATGGAATGGCATTCCTCATTGGGATGTCCTTTAGGCATCTCCCCTAAGTACATACTATTCATGCCCTCGCGTGGGCAATCTCTTGTAATCCTACTAAAGTAATTTCTATATGGGTGGCCATCAAACCACTTTGCACCAACTACTTTATTGTATAGATTATTAAACTTTTCACTCATATTAGACCTTTTGATATATTCAAACCATATCAAATAATCTTTATCTTTTGATGGGTCATATTCATCTACAACATATGTCAATTCATATTGATTCGCCCTGTACTTTTCTAACATTACTTCTGGCGGTAATTTTGTAATTCGTTCTAATTCATCTTTCATGTATGTGCATATGACGATGCTCTCTAACATATCAACAATCAAGTGAGGCACATCGTTACTCTCAAACATATAGTGTAAATAAAGAACATGTCTCAGAAAATCGAAATAGTTGTGAAACTGGTCATTGAATAAGAAATACCCATCTATCTCTTGTTTCATAGCACTATAATGATTTTCATCTACCATTTCACCATTTGGTCTATGGTCATTCTGGAAGCTTCTTAATTGATGATACTCACCATAATTCCAATTAGAATATTCTTCATGCCCCCTTCCATTATCTGCATGTCCGTATATGCCACCATGCGTGAAATCAAAAAAACTAGATACTGTTGAAGTTGGATTCCACCTATCTAAGAAATCAAAACTAATAGGCATCTGCCATCGACTTGCTTCTGTCATTTGTATAACTGCAAAATCAACTGGATTAGTTAATAAATAATCTTGCGTAGTTCTCCATATACGCCAATTAGAACCACCACCTCTAGATAGGTTAATGGGTTCCATTCCCATTTTCTCAGCGAGTTTTGTAGACCACCTTTCTCTATATCTGTAGTCTGTATCACAATGTTGATATGACCATCCCTCTTTTGCTGTTCTAGTAGTTTCACCCATTTCAGCACCAAGAGTTATTGAACACCCATTTGTTAAAAGTTTGGGCATAAACCTTTCCTTATAAAATTCTGTCGAAACTGAGTCGTACTGTTCTTCCACCAGCAGCATAATCGGGTAACACCTCAAATCTATTATTCATAATATCGTCTAACTCTAACATAATATACAAATTTGATGTAGCATATACGCCAAACTTAAAATTAGCAGTGCTAACATCATCAATAATTCTTCCATCATAATCCTGTCCTTTCTCAAATTCACCTAGATATTCTAAAGCGGTATCCCATTGAATACCACCAAATGAACCAGATGTCCAATAACTCAATTTAGTCCTATATCTAGGTACTCTAATCTTATCTGTTTCTGTGTACTCAGTATACACGAAAACAGACCCATTGTCAAGCAAAAATTGGTCTTGATATCTAATTCCGTGTGATGAATATTCCCCAGTATTTACATATTTGTACTGATTGAAGTCAAAATCGATACCTTCCGCGAATTCATAGTAGTAAATGGACACATCCTTGTATCCAAATTCTGTGCCGACACCCTCTTCTGGTTGTAGGCCTGGATTCGCGTTTACCCATCCATCACCTCTCTGCTCATATAAATTAGGCAGTCTATAACTATTAGCAAGTGAGAATCTTAAACCATCCCACTCTACACCAATTCTAGCAATATGTTGTTCTGACATGGGAGCAGTACCTTCTTGAAATCTGTACCCAACCCCAATGAAATCATTTTGCCATTGGTAATAGGCAGAATAAGTGTCTCTACTTTTTTCATTATAAACCTCATTCTGCGCTGTCACTCCTAACTCATGGCCATTATCGTTATATGCGATAAAGTTACCATAAGTCCTTTCTGACTCTATCTCATATCCAGTATTATGTTTTGCCTTATTTGTGGTATGTCCTAAAACCAGATATTTAGTCCTCAGCGTTGCGGTATTTTTCTCACCCTCAACATGACACATCCAATCTTCCCACTCATTAGGTGGCATCATCCACCAGCATTGGTCATAATCAGAATCATAATTGATACTCTCCAGATTTATCTTACCTACCTCATTCGCGTAAGCAAACTTTACTGTGGTGTTTTTATACCAATCCAACTCATCATTATATGTCATGGCAGAACCAGTAGTACCATTGTAGTGGGCAACTTGTACACCAACTTCCTGTGACTCTGGATACCATTCATAACTGGCAATTACTTTTGTGATATCTTCAGCAACTTCCGCCGTGAACTGTCTTTCAAAATTATCCTCAATCAATACGACACCAGCCATAGAACCACTACCAAATCTGGCACTATTCGGCCCAGATATAACAGTTATGTCTTGATGTGCTGGTAAGTCTGTACCAAAATCGTACCACCCAGAACTGGGGTCATTGACAGGTACACCGTTTTTATATACTGCGGTATGTTTTGTATCAGTACCGTTTAATTGTATACCATGAAATCCACCTAGACCACCAGCAATAAACTTTTTAGTGTACTGTATACTCTCTAAAAGGTTATCGTCATATAGTGGGTCAGCATATCCATTATATACTTTAGCACCTACTACTATAGTTTCTTCTACATCATCTGCAATGGCGCCGAAACTTAACATCGCCAATGCAATCATTACTATATTTTTCACTTTACTCCTGTGATTTTTTCTTATCAATTAACCATTCCAATTTCTTTTTATCGGTATCGGAAAGGTTCTCCATTCCAGAACTAGTACCATACTTATCCCTAACCCAATCATCCATTTCTGGCAATTCATCGGTAGGCATTCCAGCTGGTTCTTCATCTGGTATTATCTGCTCTTCAACTATTGTTTCATCGACTGACATTGGTGTTATGAGTTCTCCTTGCCTTTCCTTAAAACTAAGGTTGGCAGCAAGTACTAACACAATCGCCAATGGGTCAAATACAAACACTAGTAATAAAATAAGAAGTGTGACGGCGTTATCCACCGCACCAGCACCGCTGTTACCATAGAGCAACTGGGCAACATATTTAATCGGGCCAACTTCTTTTTCTATGTCCCTTACGATAGATTGTTTATCAAACAACTCAACATTGTAATCATCAATCTTTTCGTATGCACTATCAATTCTTCCTTGTATAGTGTCAATTTGTTCATCTCTGGATGCTTGGTCATCAGCACCCTGTTCTCGTAATTTGTTTATTTCTCTGTTCGCACCATCGATGGTGTCCTGTACAGAACTTCTATAATCTTTTATCTGGTTACGATACCCAGCAATCTGGGTCTCCGCGTATCCCCTCAGTTCACCCATCTCCAGAGCAATCCTATCTCTCTCTGGTTTCTGTTCCTCGCGTACTTCTCTACCCTTCGCTACATTATCAACTACTATATCTCGTTGAAATGCGCCTGCATCCTGTGTGGTTGTCCCTTGGTCTGTGTATGACTTCACTATGGCATCAAGGGCATCTAACTCAGATTGTTTCTTGAGTAAATCAGATTCTAATCCTTCTCGTATCTTCTCAATCTGATTCTCTGCATATTGTACATCATCCTGTATTCTATTCCATGCTGTGTCTCGTATTTCTTCCTGTTGTTTGATACTCTCTGACACATCTAAAGTACCACCAGATTCTATTCTGGTTATCTGTTCCTCTGCTGTGGTGATTCTTAGGTTCTCTCGTTGTATAAGGTCTTCTATTCTTTCTACCTGTGCTACCGCGTCACCTGTGGTTGCGGATTGGTCTAGATGTGCCTTGGATAGGAATCCAAATATACCTATGGATGTAATGACTGACAATATAATTACAGCAGACACCATATAACTTTTCATTAGAAAAGAAGTCTTCTTCCAATACTGGTACACCCATGAGGCAGTCACCAGTTTTGCAATCTCCAACACAATACCCATGGCAAATATAGACTGTGGTAGTCCACTAAAAATTGCCATCAATCCAACAATCGAGAAGTAAGCGGCAACTGCCGATACTGCGAGTGCTGAAAATAATAATCCTACTAATAATCCCATTATATTATCTCTCTAAATCTCTCTGGAGTAAGTACTGTCATTTTCCTTCTCCACATGTTATATAAAACCATTTCCATGTCTAATAACCCTGTTATCGGATTCTCATTGTGTTTAACTGATTCTGTTTTAACAGTCCAACCAAATCCCTTTGGGTTGATATACTTGGATAAGTCTTCAAATGGTATTATTCCATCTAAGTTATTCCAGTTTATTTTATCTAAAAAAGGCAATCCATGAAATTCATCAATACCCATTCCAGAATTAATAGAAGACTTATATCTATCCAATGGGTTCCTTAAAATTAAATACGATTCTCCTTCATAATCATTAAACTCTTCTATTAAACAATGACAATCTATTCTTTGTTGGTTAAAATATCTCAACAAATTTGTAGAACCACTCCTACCCATACAACCAAAAGCAACACCGTTGTGTTCTATCTTAACTATTGTATTCTTAGGCGTTTTCTTCATTTGGATTCCATTCTACAGGCTCAAAGTCTTTTAAATAACTCATTCGTAATCTTATGTGTATCATGTCATTTAAACAATTTGGGTCTTCGCGTTGTTGCCATTGTAACAGAAATTCCTGTATCTTGGCAGGAGCCCTTTGGTCAAATTCTGCGATAGTCTCTTTCCTCAATTCACCTTCGTACTCTTTAACTATCTTAGAACTACCATAATATTTTTCATACAACTTCTCAGGCTTGCATGAGTAACCTATGTAGTATCTCCCATCTGGAAAGTATGTACAATAAACTCTATGAGTCTTCGGTGCTTTCTTTCGGGATGATTTTCGTTTTCTTTTCGTTCCATTCATAACCATCTGGTAATTCCTCACTTGTGGAATTACTATTTATGGTCTTTTCACCACCCCATAATCTCTCCCATGCCTCTTCCTTGGGCACAGTTTTGAGTTTGGGTTTCTTCGCGTTGTAATTTATTACTTTATTTTTCTTTGCCATTTTATGCACTAGGTAGGAATATCCATACCTCTCCTGTTATCCACCATATCAAAAAGATAAATGGTGATGTTATTATGATTAGACTTATGACCTCAACTAACAACCTTTTCCAGAAAGGCAAAGTGTCTTGCCATTCCCTGTATGGTTTCAACCACTCGTTTAATTTTTCCATTTAAATATACCTAACCACATTCCCGATTTTGAGTTCTCATAAAATTCATCGTCAAAACCTCGTTTCTCATATTCGTCCCAGTATTTATATAGTTTCATGGGCGTTGTTTCTATACCTGTTACGATGTCTTGTTTAACAACAGCTGAATTAATTTTAATAGGAAAATTTATACCCTTATCAGAATATGCATTACCCAATGTATTAGAAGGTTCCCGACCAATATTACTTCCAGCATATACCACAGCATGTGATGTCTCCAGTATCAAATACTCTGGTCTGCATTTGTTTATTATCAATTCAAGTAAATGAAAAGGACTGTGTAAATGATATAATACTCCCATTATCACTACAACATCAAAATTAAGGAAATCAACATAATTCTCATTAAAAAAGTCATTAGCAGTACCGTGATAATTGGGATGTCTTTGCGTGTCCCATTTGTTGAAAGCTGGTTCTACTGTATGCACAAATGCTGGGTTATTTTCCTCAATGCATTTAGTTAGGTAACCTTGCAATGGCCCTATCTCCAAAACTTTTTTACCTTCCACTACAGGAAAGACATCATTGGTTACAAAATCTTTATATTTCATAGGTGCGCCATTCTCCATAGATTAAATCTCCATGTGTAGTCATCACCATCTTTATTGTAACTATCAGCCTGTTTTGCATAAAAGTATTGTTCGGTAGTAGGCACAGCACCCCTCTTTGGGTCTAAGTTATCCAGATTAGCAATTAACCTTCTTGAGAAAGGTATGTCTTGAGAGTAAACTATTTCCCCCTGTGTTAGTAGAGGAGTGAAAATCATTATCAACTGTATTCTTTGTAAGTCTGACCAAGATGTAGTACAAATATAAAGTTCTCCACCCTTGTTTAAATATTCTGGAGCATACTTAATTGCCTTGCATATCAAGTCGGAACCTGTAGTGTCTGCGGTAGGAACTCCTTCTGGAAACCACCCTGTCATCTCCGCGACTCTCCTATCTACACCAGATATATCACAACAGATAACATCAAATTTACCCTCAACACTTTCAAATATATCACTCTGGTATGCCTCAATATCCACACCGTTCTTCTCTGCGTTTATCTTTGTGTATTCGATATGTTTATCATATACATCCGTAGCAGTTACAGACTCCGCACCATGTTTAGCGAAGTATATTCCAAGAGGGCCTACACCACACCCAAGGTCTAATACTTTCTTACCCTCTATTGGTATTCTTGGAGCAGTTAATTCACTAACTGTAGTCGGTCTGAATACAGTCTCATCACATTCTAATTCGTATCCATGAAAATTAACTATCATTTCTTATTTCTCCGTAATTGATAAATTTTCCTTGTCTTAGGTAGTTGACAATTTCAAAATCGTGATGTACATCGATAGACTGATCCGTTTGAAAGGGTAAACTAAGATTAAAAACCAAATTAATCCTGCCATTAGCAATACCCATAGACATCGATTCCAATTCAATTCTTTGTTTCAACTCTTTGGCTTTCGTATTTACACATTTGCCGATATGGAACCCCATAAAATAGTACTTATCATATCCAAGGGTTAGTTGGGGGTCTCTTACGCTGTGTATAATTTTATCATGTGTGCAATCAATCTCTTCCATAATAGGTCTGTTATCAGCACAATGATATATTGAATAATAATCTCTCATCTCTTCAAGCATACTATTGATATATCCCCCAAATGATTTTTCCACCTTTGGTAAAGTTCTCCAAGCATCTACCACTATGACTGCAACTCCAGCCGTTTTGTGAATTGGATTGCCTAAAAGTTTATCCCAAGACCTTTTGGTTAATACTTTATGTTGTTCCATACAACCTACCTTCTTCATTGAAAATCTGTTGCATTATGGGTTCTTTAATTTCTGATACACCACAATTAGCCCAACATGCCAGACATGACTTTTTCTTCCAACTATTATATACCCAATTGAATGGGTCATCGTCTAATATATCCTTCAATGTTCTACTCTTCAAAGATATTTGTTTGTCTTTAAATATATCAATCAACTGTGCTTTAAAATACTGTTGGTTCTCGCGTGGATGTAAGGCAATATGCCCAAAGTGACAACATGGGTAAACAGTACCCCAAGATGTTATTTTAAGTTCTGCCAAATCATCCCTATGAGAGAAACATTTAATTTCACCTTCCTCATTAGAATAATATGATTCCATATCATCTCTTATTTCTTCATACTCTAAGTCTTCTGCCCTCTTACCATGTAAGTCTGGATATCCATAAGATATCTGGTCATGATGAAATGGTTCTATCTCATATATTACATTAAAATCTTTGTCCTTGACTTTCATGTAACCCTTTTCAAATCCTTTTGGTGTTTTTATATGTACACCTTGAAACCCCATGTACTCTGCCAAATCTTTGACTTCCTCTATCTGGTGTTGGTTGTGTTTGAATACCAACATTTCCCATGTAGCCTTACCACCACCGTCCAAATAAGCAATGGCATTTTCCATAACCTTATTCCACTTCACATTTCTTCTGTATATGTGATTAGTATTCTCAAGTCCATCAATTGAGAATATCATATTATTATTCTCATTCTTAGCAAATAACTTTCCTAAGTCATACCAGAAAGATGGCGTCTTCATACCACCATTAGTGTTCATTGATAATTGTGCTTCTGGATTAAATTGATATATGCGTTTTATGATTCTATGTAAATCTGGATTAGTACCAGCATCTCCATAATCACCTGTAAGTCCCCATATTTTTATTCTCTCAATAAAATCTGTCGGAAACCACTCTTGGAATTGGTCAATGGTTATGTATTGTGGTTCTAATTGATTATTAACTACAGTAGACATGTCCTCATATCTTGGACACCAAGGACAAGCAGCGTTACATAAACTAGATAACTCGACAGTTACAGCATTTATATCCTCGTATTTCCACATTTTATATCCTGTTAACTGTCACCCCCGATTTTTTTAGGAACTGTATTCCATCATCGGTTCTATATTCGTTTCTATAATATACTGATTCAATACCAGATTGGTATATTAATTTAGAACACTCTAAGCAAGGTGCGTGTGTGGTATATAACTTTGCATCTTCAGCACTCTCAGTAGACCTAGCTACCTTTGCAATCGCATTTGTCTCCGCGTGTAATACTTCTGGTTTAGTTACCAACTCCAGAACATTGCCTGAAATGGCACCTCTCTTAGAAACCTCTTCGCAACCATTATCCCATCCAGATGGCGTACCATTATATCCAATAGAAATAATTCTATGGTCTTTAACAATAATACAACCAACCTTCAACCTTTTTGCTGGTGAGAGTTTCCCATATATCTCTGCTGTTTGCATATGCGCTTTATCAAACTTATCCATTACCAATCCTCAATTACCTCTTCTTTATCCCAATCCTCTTGTTCTAACTCTTCTTCAAGTTCTAAACTGCCACCACAAAATGTACAAAATGCCACGCGATAATGCGAGTCTGACATATCATACTTAACCCTGTAAACGGCATCACATTGGATGCACTCTATTAGTTTCGATGGTTCGGTCATTATACTTGTGCAGTTCCCCAAACATCATCCCATTTACCTTGAAGGGCCCCCCTAGCATAGTCAGTTGCTCTGTTTTCAAAAAAGTTTGTATGTGTGGGTGCATTAATCATTTCTTCTACCCACAATAATGGATTTCTTTTCACTTTGAATATTCCTTTCATTCCTAAACTAATTAATCTTCGGTCTGATATGTATCGAATGTATGTTTTAACATCGTCTGGTTGTAGATTCTCCATTGGGCCCATAGCAAATGCAAGGTCAATGAATTTCTCTTCCAACTCTACCATGTTCTCAGCGATGGTGTATATTTCTCTTTTGAGAGAATCTTTCCATAGTGTTCTGTTTTCCTCTATGTATGTCCTAAACAATTTAATCATAGACTCAGCGTGCATAGTTTCATCTACAATAGACCATGTGATAATCTGACCCATCCCTTTCATCTTACCATGACGCGGAAAGTTCAACAACATAATGAAAGAACTAAACAACTGCATACCCTCAGTAAATGCACTAAAGGCGGCGATGTTAGTTGCAACACTCTCTGGTGTGCCATTATTTTTTGATAGGTCAATAAAATAATCATGTTTGTCTGCCATTGCCTGATACTCTAGAAATTCACTATATGTACTCTCTGGCATACCAAGAGTTTCTATTAAGTGTGAATAAGCGGCAACATGTAATGCCTCTCTAGCAGCAAATCCAGACAACATCATTCTTACTTCTGGTTGTGGAAAATACGGCAAATAATTAGTAATATATCCATCTGCCACATCTATATCACCTTGTGTAAAAAATCGAAATATGTTTGTAAGAAATGATTTTTCTTCTGCGGATAACTTCTCTTTCCAATCCTTTACATCTTCTGCCATCGGTACTTCTGTATGTAACCAATGAGACTGCTCATGTTTCAGCCATGCCTCATACGCCCAAGGGTAGTTGAACGGTTTAAAATATTCTCTTTTGCTAGTTAAATCTTGTTTAGGTGTCATTAATTCTCTCCAATATCATCCTGTCCTATTACTTTAAATGCCCATTCTCTTTCTTTACACCACCAACAATTATTACATCTACCCCTGTCCAATTCGGTACAACTATGTGTAATGGGCGCTATCTCGTGTGCAATTCCTATATCAAATGCTAATTGCACTATTTTATCTTTCGTCAACTCAAAAAAAGGCTGAGTCAATGCATAATGTTCTTCGGTCTTGACAAATCTATCATTTGGTAGAGGATATCCATCTGCCATCATAGACCTTTGATTAGGCGGGTAAGCGTTTACAGCGCTAAATATATGTTCCCCTAACCCTTCATTCCATATCTCATAACCACCGCTAGTAACATAATCAGATGGGTTATCGGATGATATATCCCCTACAACGGTTGTCTTCATTAGAGCGTGCCCTAGACGCTCTGAAGACCATTCTAAGACCCTATTAGCGTAATGTTCCGCACCATCTAGTTTCGGTACAGTAAATGCATTACACTCTTGATTCCTGTCCATGCATGTTCTTTTTACTAGATACCATAGAACAGCACTATCCCATCCACCACTAACTAATACCGCTATCTTTTTATCACGCGGTACATCAACCTTCACATGCGACACAATTTTCACCATCTATCATACTCTGGAAATCAATCTCTTTTATTGCTTCTCTTTCAATTCTTTTGGATACCTTGTCTGCCTTACCCAACTTCTCTGACCTACAATAATACAAGGTTTTCATTCCCTGTTTCCACGCTAGATAGTGTATTGCATGTAAATATTTTATATTAACATCTGGTCTGAAAAATAGATTAACAGACTGTCCTTGGTCAATCCATTCTTGTCTGGTAGATGCATGTTCGACTACCCATCGTTGGTCTATCTCCATGGCAGTCTTGTATACTTCTTTTTCTTTGTCATCCAGACATGTTACATGTTGTACTGAACCATCATTAGCAATTATCGATGACCAAATTTTGTCGTAATTGAGTCTATTATTCTTTTCAACTTTATCTTTAATGATAATGTCCAAATGCTTATTCTTATTGAGATACGCTCCCGATAATGTGTCTTGTCGGTAAGCGTTTGCACGATAAGGTTCAATAGACGGCGAGGTGTTTCCCATAATAATAGAAGAACTAGCATTAGGAGCGACAGCCATAACATGGCTAAATCTTCTTCCTGTCCCCTTCGCATCAATAGCCTCCCCTCTTTCTTTACCCAGTTCCAAATTTGATTCATCAAGTTTTCCTCTTATCAATTTAAACATCCTTATGTTTGTAGATTTCGCCATGAAACCTTCAAACGGTATACCATTCTTTTGTAAATATGCATGGAATCCCAATGCACCAATTCCGATACTTCTTTCTTGTTTTGCTGAATAAACTGCCCTTGATACTGTCTCTGGTGCATTGTCAATAAAGTACTGTAACACATTGTCCAACATCTCTGCCACATCTTTTAAGAATGTAGTACTCTTTGACCATGCGTCATAGTGTTCTAGGTTTACAGATGATAGACAACATACAGCAGTTCTATTTTCATTTGTTGGTAGTATAATCTCTGAACAAAGATTAGACTGATTTATCTTTAATCCTTTTTCCTTTAACCAATCTGGCATATGTCTGTTGCTAGTATCAACAAAGTGTAGATATGGTTCTCCTGTCTCCATACGCATTTCAAGTATCTTCTGCCACAATGCTTTTGCTGATACTGTCTCGCGTACTTCTCCTGTGTGTGGGTCTGCTAGATTCCACCTATCATCAGCATCTGGGTCTGACATGCATTTTTCAATCATCTCCATAAACCTATCACTAATGTTTATACCGTGATGTAGATTAAGACATCTTAAATTTTGGTCTCCTGTCGGTTTACGCATTTCGAGAAACATTGTGATATCGGGGTGGCTAATGTCAAGATAGGCAGCGTATGACCCTCTCCTTGTTTTGCCCTGTCTATAGGCGAGTGAACTTGAGTCATAGGTCTTGAGGTGTGGCAAGACACCAGTAGACTTATCATCACTAGCTCTGATACCAAAGCCAATCCCAACACCCCCACCAAGCATACTAAGCCAATTTGTTTCCGATAAATTTTCAACTAAACCCTCCGCTGTATCGTTAATGTAATTTAAAAAGCATGATATCGGTAGTCCCTTATTAGACCGTCCGAATGATAAAATAGGTGTAGAATAAGATAACCAATGTTTACTCGCGTAATCATATAATCTTTGTGCATGTTCATCATTAGATGCAAATGATTTACTTACAAAAGCAAACCTTTGTTGAGGACTTTCTTCGTCCTCTTTCATGTAACTTTCTTTTAGTCGTTGAATACCAAGATTATCAAATAACTGGTCTCGTTCTAAATCTATCTTAATTCCTAAGTAATCCTCTGTAGGCATTTCATATTTCCTCTGTCCATCTCTCTACCATAGCCTCATGAAAGTAGAGGCCTGGGTGCATTAAGTCTCTCGCTAATGCATATTTAATTTCTTTGTTCTCTTCCCAATCCCTATAACCAATCTCATTTCTTTCCCTAGCAGAGACAATTTTAAAACCGACTTTATGCATGTCACACAATTCTTTTATGGCAAGTAAATTCTTTCTTCTATTCAAATACCTTTCGGTTTTACTTTGACATATCTCTTGTTGCCATTCTAAGTCAGACCAGAATCCTATACAGGTATTCCACTCTTCATTATTTTCGTCAATGTACCATGTCTCTCTCGCAAGGGTGCTATTCTCTAATAAGAGAACTGCCTTTGGTTGAATTATAGGTAACCAATTATACAGGGTTCTGAAACTAGTGTCAAGCCCTGTTGTACATAATCCCAAATTCCATACTTTAGCACCTAGTTTTTGTTCTAGAAGTTTTGCCCATGTCATTTCTGCTGGCAAACCAGTACCGTAAGTGAAACATTCTCCTATGGCAACATAAGAATTCGGGGACTCTACAAACTCATCATCCCTATAACCATACGAGTTCAAATCATAAAAGATCTCAGTATCTATCCATCCGTATTTTTCTAGAAGATGTTTCTGGTTCTTTAGATTAGAGTCAAATGCTTCCGCACTATCTGTAGAACTCCATTCTACTCTACTCGCCTCTTTTAACCTTCTATTCCAAGGAAAAGCATAGGGAATTCTCTCCCTAACCTTATCAATTTCTGTGTCTTCATCCTCAGTTCTAGCAAATGTTATCGCAAGATCATTGTTTTTCTTAAAGGTCTCAACAAACCTTTTGTTTATATCCCTAGACATTATTCGTCCTTATTACTGTCTACTGCTTTAACTACATCTGGAAAATGGGTTTCTATAATGTCCCAACACCTATTAGCAATTTCCGTATGTTCTAACTGAGTTCCATGACCACCTCTCAGTTTGCAATAATGAATCCAAGAGCGTAGTGTACCAGCCATATAAATGGTAGTCATGGTATTACCTTCTGGTAACACCGCTCTTGCTTGCTCTTTAGCAATTCCTTTATCTAGGGCCCACTTGTAAAGTTCCTTGGACTTTTCTATAAATTCCTTCTGTTTCATTCTCCAGAATTCATTTATTTCGTAAGACTCTGAGGGGATACTATTTTGTCTATTCTTAGGGTCTTGTAGTCTCGCTTCTCTAGGTGTGAAATCTTCTGATACAGCGTACCTCTGACTAAATTCTTGGAAAGAAAAACTACGATGTCTCAGTATTTGTCTACCGATATCGCGTGTCGTTTTAATTTCCATCGTCACAGATACAATTTCAAAAGGTGACCAATGTTCATGCTTAATTAGATAAGATAACAACTTTGGTGCTGTTTCATTATTCATCTGGTTCTCTGGGTTACTAACCCTAGCTGCATATGCTACTAATTCATTTGCGCTATGAGCTCCAGTTATTGCAGAAGGCTGGGTTAACCCAACCAAACTCACTTGTGGTTCCATACTATTTTCCTAGTTTGTGATTGTTACCTTCGATTGCAGATTTAAAATCTTCAATCATCGCTTTTTTGGTTTTTCTTCGGTCAAGCTTAATACCTTTAGCTTCACCAAATTCATCGATTTTTGCTTTAGTTAATTTTTGCAAATCCTCGATATTAAACGCATCGGTGCTCACACCTTCTACATACTTACCATCTTTTGTGATAGCAGCAACCTTCTTAGAAGGTTTTATAGTAGGTTTTGTGACAACTGGTTCTGAAGGTTTCAGAAATCCAATAATCAAAGCACATACGATTATTACACCAAATATAGCTACAGGTATGTATTCTTGTTCAATCATATCATACTCCTAACATTTTTTCCATTGGTTTAACAAAAACTTGGCAGTCAATCCACTATGTGTATTACTACTAATCACATCGCGTACATCAATACCATCGTTTACCATATCATTTATATCTTTTTGAACAATGGTCTCAGGCCATATGACAACATTATAATCCAAGTCAACATACTTCTCAACCATTTTAACAACATCTGCGTTTCTAGGTTGATTGTCAAATACAACTGTAATTTTATCACGGTCTAGATTCAACTGTTCAATCTTGTTGAAGGATGTACCAGCACAGGCAATACTATTTTCAAGAAACAGACTGTCTATTGGGCCCTCAACAATTGATATAGGTTTAGACTTATCAACTTTATCTAAACCAAATACTGTAGGTGCATCCTCTTTAATTTTTACAAGGATATACCTAAGTGTTTCCCCTCTCATAGCCCTCAAGGACACCGACATTAACTGCCCATTTTGGTCAAAGAAGGGGATTACCAATCTGGGTTCTTCAGTTACTATCGAGTTTGTATATTTGTCATTGAGTTGGACTATATTCTTTATATTATCAATATAGTAAAGTCGATCCCATTTATCATTTGGGATATTTCTACTTTGCACATATTGAACTGCCTCGTGGTCATATGGAAGTGTATCCACCGCGTCCACAAGTTTATCAAATAAACTAAATTTTGGTGTAAATTTGGGCGGTTCTACTGGTTTATCATCGAACAATTTATGTCCGTTTGGAGTCCAGTTTGCACCTTTTGGTTCCCAATTTTTGTTCTCATTCTCACCGAATTTTTCAAGACAATATTCTTTATGAGTAGTCGGTGCGAGTTCTTTGAGAACAGTATTCATGCTAGCACCAAAACCACAGTTGTGGCATTTGTATATCATGTTATTGTCTTTACGGAAAAAATACCCACGCATTTTATTGAGATTTTTACGCGAGTCGCCACAGAAAGGGCATCTTACATTCCAAAGATAATCATTCTTCTTCTTAAATTTCTCGAAATGGTGAGAAATCATATTAATATATTTCACATCTACATAAAGCATAGGTCACATTATACACATAAGTGCATTAAAAGTCAAGCGAATTCTTTAATTTTTTTTAAAGGAAAGGGAATTCAATCCTTTCTTGAGTGCCCACATCAAAGGGGTCGAAGAAAGGACTGTTATCAAACCAATTTTGTCTGCCTCAATTAGGGTTACTAATCTTTTGGTTCCAACTCTAAGGTGGATGGGCAACGAACCCACGACTTTTTTGGTTAATTCCATGATATTTTTATCCGTGGGGGCCTGGTATTGACATTAGGTCATCAAACACCAAATCTATCAAGATGTCTCTTGCTTTATCCATGTCTGCTAGAGGGCCTACTAGGAACTGTGTACCTTTACCCACTTTTAGAAGACTTTGACTAACTTGATTATCAGACATATTAGCGACAGTATCTATCGCATTGTCAGCTATTCTATCATTTACCCAATGACTCATATTATTCTCCTTATTCTCATATTTACGAGATCATGATCTCACATTTTGGAGCAAATGTCAAGCGGATTTATGGGAATTTATGAATTAAGTAGAAGTTGGAAAAAGTCTAGATTGCCTATTAAAAAGCCTAAAACAGCGGCACCACCCATCATCATCCATTGTCTCTTTTCGAGTGACCTTATCCTGTCATCATGATGTTGAGCGTGTTCTCCCACCAATTCTCGTAATTCCATAACCGCATCCATAACCTTATCGCCATGGGATTTTAGGTCTTTTGCAAGTTCCCTATTGGTTGTAGATATACGCGAATGTAATTGTTCGTACTTTTCTTCAAAAGTATCGTATGTTCTTTCTATGTCCACTTCTGTGGCGGATATTCTTTGTTCATGCACTGCTAATACTTCTTTTATAGTAGTATTTAGTTCTGTTATCTTTTCTATGGAGGTATCAAGTTTACTAAACAAACCTGTCATTTGTTTAATATCTGATTCCATAACTGCGATTTTTGTTTGTAGGTTAGCTTCTACCATTTCTCTGCCTCTTTTTCTTTCTTCTTTGAAGAGGCATAAGACTAGGGTTTCTGCCTGGCTCGCCTTGCGCTCCAGTTCCTATTCCAGCGATTGCGCCACCGCCCATCGGGCCTGCTACATTTGCAATTTCCTCATCCAAAGCGAAATAGGTGAACGGTGTTCTACCCATTTCTAACATCTTTGATTCTCTTAATACATTCTCATCTTGTGAATATAGGTCAAGCAATGCCTCAAACTCACCATCTTCCATTTCTTCTACTTCTTTATTTTCTCGTAAAAGGGCAATAGCGGCAGCAAATGTAAGAAGTCTTCTAGCGTTTCTATCTGGAGACTTCGTTAACGCTCTTTTTATTTTAAAAGCGAGTCTGTCTAGCATAGTGTATGCATCTAATTCTTGACCTCCAGATGGTTCTTTTAATTTATTACCATCTTTGTCTACGATGCCCATCTGATACGCTGGATGTTTCGTAATAGGTTGTGCGAACATCCTAAGTATACGATACGCGATAAGACTGTCAACTACTCTAGACATTAAATTTTCCTAAGTATGTTTATTACCTTCATGTCAAGTGAAATATCATCACCTCTAACACCACCAGTAATTATTTGTTCCATAGGCATTCTATTTAAGAATACCAAAAAAGTTTTTAGTATAGCCCAATGTTCTTTGTCTATTTTATAAAACAATAAAGGCGTTGCCGCCTTATCAAAGACATTGTATAATACTATTAGATGATTAAGGATAAGTCGGTCATTTAAGACTTCCGTTCTTTCATACCTACGAAAAAGTCTCTTTAGGTACTTGAACCGTTTTACATCCTCTTCAAAATCATCCAATCCAGAACACTCTGGACTATTATAATTCTTCAATGCATATACTAAATAATTATCTTCATTCAATTCAATCATTCATAAAATCTTTTTATTATCTAATTGGCGACTGTAGCTGTTCCCCCTATCAACCACCATTTACTATTAGTATATATGAGGGTTGCCGTATCGCCTGCATTATTGAATGTAATGGTATCATGACCTAAGTCTGAATCGTCTAGAGTCAGAGTTACTGCACTAGCATTTCCATCCATAACAATAATTTTCAATTGACCTTCTGTGCCAGCACCAATGGTTAATGTACCACCTGTGCCTGGATTTGTCAACCTAGTCACATTCGTTGCGACTGAGATTGCGCCTGGCCCTGTTACTGTATCCGCGTCTGCGATTGATACCTTATCTGAAAAAGATACAGGTGTCGCCACATCAGCGAATAGATTTGCAGCTGTCACACCTTTACTAGTAGAACTTTGTACTAGATAAAAGGTATCAGCGGCTGCTACAGATGTAGCAGCCGTTAATTCTGAAAGTTTACTATCAGCCATTAGTTACACTCTGGACATGTACATGTACAACATTTGCAACATTTACACATGCTTCAGCTCCTTATGCAGTTGCGGTAATTGTTCCACCAGCGGTTGCTTGTGCAGATGAGATTGCTCTCTCCGCATTTCCACCACCGATTGCGTCTACCATTGTAGCACCGTTGAGGTTAATCGATTGAGCTGCGAATGATAAAACATCATCAGCAGAAATCGTTGAACCACCAGCACCAATTGTATTACTGAATGTAAGTTTTTCACCAGTAAACGGTAAACTTCCATCCATTGTTAATGTAACACTAGATGCTGAACCGCCACCTTCTTGACCGTTCTCTACATACATTAGAGGTGAACCACCAGCGACTGTGATTTCCTCATTGTAGTGAACATTAACAATAATTGTTCCACCATCGGATACATCAAATCCTGTTGACTGCCAATCTACAGCATCAATAGTTGCTTGTCCTAGTGAAGTTGCAAGTGAACCAAGTGCAACTAAAACTTCTGGAGTGGCACTTGTATTGCCATTTCCTGTCATAGTTGACCCAGCTTTTACAACCCAACCACTAGAGTTAGCAAAGACATCTTCTTTTTGGTCTGCTGTTAACCACTTTGGTTTTGATTCGTCTGAATCAGTTGCTCCCCATCCACTCATTTTTTCTCTCCTATGTGTTTTTGGTTATTAAAACTATTTAACATGGTCACCAAAGTGTTTATGACTTTGATGAGCATGTGATTGCATTTTTTCTTTATCAGCGGGTTTGCTGTTCATGTATTTATTCAAGAACTTAGCAGCATGATGTTTAGGAACCGTGTGATGTTTCCCGTCTGCAAATTGTACTTTCTTACCTACTGATAACGCTTTCCTCATTTGAGGTACAATGTGTTCGATTTCTTTGGCGTTCTTCGCGTCTGATACTTTAGGTGCATCCTTCTTAGTAGGTGCAAGTCCTTTCTTATCATCTCTATCGTAATCTCTTTTTGCATCCCTAAATGCTTTATTCTCTTCTAGAGCATCATGAGATTTATCTACCTTTGCAAAGAATTCTTTCTTTTCTCCATCTGACATTTGTGCAAGAGTTTTACCTTCTTTCTTCAACATCGCCTCAAACTTTTCTTTGTAGGAAAGTTCTGCAAGTTGTTCTATACTCTCAGCACCGAAAGCATCTATATCCACTCTTTCAGACATATACTCTTCGTTTGCTTTTCTTAATGCCTTAGAAGCGACAGGGTGGTCGGATAAACCTTTCTTGATTTTCTCCATTGCCTTAGCAGCACCTGTCATGTTACCACCTTTATATCTCTTATCAAATGCGATACCTTTCGCCTGTCTAAGTTCCTTGTCGGTGTAGTTGTTCTTTGTAGGGGACTGATATGCTTCTGACATCTCAACATCCATTGCATCCAACTCTGGTAACTCAGATTCTTCTTTCTTGAGTTTTTCGTTTGCTTTAGAAACTGCCTTGTCCATCTGTTTTTCTATAGACTTGAGAGTTTTCTTACTCTTCGCGTCATGATGTGCCTGATAGATATCAAGAGTATTCTTAGCGACACCCTCTTGAAGAAGTCCTTCCTTCAAGCCTGGGTCTGTCTCTTTTTCCTCTCTACCCTTTTTATCGGATAATCTCTTGGCTTTCTTCTCTGCCTTCAAGCGTTCCTCTTCAGCATCGGCGGTTGCCTGTTTTTTAAATGCACCTTCCTTCATTGCTTTTGCTTGAGCGAAAGGATTTTTTGTCCAATCAATATCCATTTTTTCTTCCCCTTGATTAACCTCATCCGTCATGTAACCTTTAAATTTACCTTTCTGGATGGTGTTCTTTTTGATTATATTTGATAACTTGTCGCGTTTCTCTGCACTCTTTTTCTTTGCTCTTTCTTTGGCAGCAGATGCGTCTTTGTTTGAAATTCTAAATCCACCAGTATCATGTGACTCTTTGTCTTTTGACATTACACCTTCAAACATTTCTTTAAGGTGATGTTCATGTTTTTTTATTAACTTGTGTAAGTTATCCATGTGGTGAACACCATCATATTTAGTATGACCCTTGGTTTCATGAGTATCGGAGTGAACAACTTCAGCCTTACCCTTTGAAATAGTGACATGATGAGTGGCATCGCCGGATTTTCGACCCATATGAGCTAATGTAATATGATCGTGTTTCGGGTTGGTGCCGCCTGCCTCATTTTCTACATCCCCAGAGACATGAATCCCTTTCTTTTTCAGATGTTTTTCGAGATGGACAACATGACTTGCATTAGACATATTGTGTTTGTGACCTTTAGGATTTTGGTCTACAGCGTGTTTTTGGTGATCGTGTTCTTCGTCACTATCATCTTCAAGATGACCTTCTTGTACACCTTTAGGTCTTAATTTATTCTTTGCCTTCATGCGGGCTTTTATCTCTTTGGTTTCATCTTCAGACTTTTCTTTAGGTCTAGTAAATTCTGACCTTTCAGCTTTTGTAAAAGGTCTAGGCCAATCTTTATCTTCTTCAAGAGCCATCCTCATTGCGACTTGTTCTTCTTTGAATACACCCTTATGTACATCAGCGGCATCTTTCTTGTCTCCGCCATGATGGTGTGTTAGATATTTTTTGAGATTCTTGCGTGACCCTGTAGCATTGACTGTAGTAGAACCAGTTCTTTTTAATGTGATACCATGTTTTTTAGCAGCATCGTCCTTCTCACCACTATGGTCAATATCCACAGTCATCTTCTCTTCAAGATCATCAAATTCTTCTGTCTGATATTTCTTCTTTTGTACAGAAGTTCTTGCTCTATTGAATACAGTATCGTCACCTAATACGATGAACATCATACCGTTTAGTAGTGTATTAACCGCGTTTCTTTCATTCGGTGCAGGCACTTTACCTTGGTTGAATTTCTCTAAACCGCGTTTCAAAATTTGTAATTGAGAAGCAGGCATTAATCCCTGTCTCACTAACATATCAAGTCTCCTTGTCATGTCAGCTTCTAATAAGGTGCTTGTTCCTTCTGATAGGACTTCCCTTATTACTCTGTCTAATCTGCTGGACATTTGGTATCTCCAATATAAATTTGTTTATTGGTATTATTTATAAAGTTCAAGTACTAGGGATTGGATTCTTGGGCGGGAACCTTGACTATTTTAACTCCTCGCCTCACAAGTTCATTGCGAAATTTCTGCTTGTTCTTGGGTTTCGTACTGGAATTGTTTAACATTTCAAACAATTTCTCTACAGATAATGATTTAACATAGAAATGTTCTATGGTAGTTTTCTTTGTATTCCTATCAAATTTGAGAATACTTGGTTTATATTTTGTTGGCATATCTTCCTTTTCATACTAAATAATCCACTCTATGAGCGGTTGTAACTGTATTTATTCTCCCTTGAGCATCATATACTGTGGTCAAATAAACATCTTGAACAACTTTATGTTGTCCATCATATCCTGTATCATACACATTAGTAACTATTTGTTTTCGCGTGTAAGAACTCGGTATCGCCGATATAGGCGAAATCGCGTCCATTAATAAATCTTCTTAATCTGGTAATCGAAAGGTGCGGTAGTTTTAATTTCTATTTCATTACCATCTATGTCCACTCCCTTGAAGTGAGTTTGTTTTTTGGTAGTTATTTTCTTCATATTAAATACCTTTTTACTTCTCGATGGGCTATCATCTAATGGGTTGACCTTCTCCTTGGTAAACCAAATTGTTACTTCAAATTCCTCTAACCAGAGTCTTTTCAACCACTCTATCATTTCGTCTTCTTTGCCGCCTTAGGTTTCTTTGCTAATTTTGGTTTCGCAAATGTTTTCTTACTTGCCTTAAACTTCTTACCCTTTTGTTTCGATGCTTGGAATTTTGCCTTCTGAGGATTATACTTCTTCGCTTTCTGGGATTTCTGCCTTGAACCAGATTTCAATCTTTTCATCTCATTTTTACGAACAACTGGTATCAGTCTTTGAGCAATCCTAGATACTAACCCAGAAAATCTCATCACCATACCTTCAATACGAGCTTTTTCAGCGGGTGGTAATGAACCCAAATCCCTACCTCTCGCAATCCTATTCTTGAGCATATTCCTCGCACCACGAGTAGCACGCCTCTTCAGTCTAGTTGGGTCAGCAGCCCTCCTTGACGCCCGCATACGGGCGACTTTGAGTTTTTGTCTGTTTCGTCTAGCATCAAATCGTCTTTTCATTCTACCTTGGATAGATAGAACCTCAGTTATCTGTATTTCATCATGCCAGTCTACATCTTGGTCAAATACCTCAAAATCTTCTAGTTCGTCTTCATCATACATTCCCAAACTAACCATACCGTCAAAAGTTAGTTCATCAGCTTCTTTTTCAATATCTTCTATTTCTGGTTCTGTGAATATTGCAGTCCAATCATTGTCAAGAGTAATTATTCCCTCAAAGTCATCTTGAGTCCCATCTATATCTTTGTGTATTTGGTCATGGGTTGCAGTTGATATTGATTTTAATTCTTCTGCATCTCCCTCTTCACATACTGCTCTATAGTGTTTAAGATTTCCGTTAGACCTGTTCTTTTTGGTAGTTTTACCAGGCTCGCCAGGCGTCAACGCTTTCATATATTCTGTGCCGTCTGGTCTACCCCATTCATACCTACTAATTTTAACATCTTCAGTTGCGAGTTTAGCGGCAATCGCCATCTCTCTGCGTTTCTTTTTGGATTTACCTTTGAACTGAGGTGCATCACTCTTGTAAAAATCTTTGATGACATCACCCATGTCCATTTTGTCTATATCTTCTCTGGGGCCATATCCTTTCGGTGTTACATCTTTTACTGTAAACTTGACTTTTGGTTGTTTCTTATCTGCTTTCCAATCACCAGATTTCCAAGAACCTTTCTTAACATTTCCGTCCTTGTCAAAATGTCTCTTGAGATGTGGTGGTAATTCTGCTTCTTTGATATTGCGTTGTTGTTTCTGGTCTTTAATCCACGCCTTGGCAAGTCTATGTTTTGGGTGTTGTCTTGACCATGTGTGTATCTTTCTATATACCGTCAAAGCACCTTTATTATAATCAGCACCTTCTGAATTATCAACAATGAAGAAATTACCACGGAATAGGTTTTGGAATCTACCTATATTCTTTTGTACTGATTTCCACATTGGAGTAATTGCAGATGCTCCCAATGTTCTGGTTCTTGCTTTGTCTCTACCCACAGCGGTATCTAGGTCTGTGTTAACCATTATCATGGCAGTCTCATACCCTAGTTTTTCTAATTCTTTTTTCTGTTTTGATATTTTGTCGTACTCTCTACCAGTACCGTCAATAACTAATCCAAGTCTTCCCATTAGATAGGCATCTTGTCTTTGTGCAGTTAAAAATTTAGCGCGGTCTCTGAGAGATTGACCTTTTGTTGAGAATATATCTTCTGGTTTTTGTGTTAAACCAGCATTTTTTAGTGCGAGTTCAAATTGTTGGTCAGAGTTGACTGTCTTGAACCCTAGTGAATTTAGACCTGTTTGTCCAACCATGAAAGACTTACCAGACCCAGGCCCGCCGGCAAGAAAAACTGCCTTAAAGATAGCGGGGTCGTTAACACCCTCTTCAAGCTCTGGGATATCTACAAAGTCTGCAAAAGTCTTTTCCATAACACCACTATTTATAATTTTTGTATTAGTGGTTTTAAGTGTGATACTATCATTTCGGCAAATACTTTGTATTTTTCATCAGAAATATCTGCCCTTATTGCTTCTACATCTGAAAAATCTTTGACTAGTTCTTTATACTCATCACTATCCAAATGACCTTCATCTCTTAAAGTGTTTAACTCCACCAATTTACCCTCATATTCTTGTATGAGAAGCATATCGGTAGGACTTCCATATACACCCATAATAACTTCCTTTTCAATTATTTTACATCTGGTAACAGATTCCTTTTACGGTGTCCGTTCCACGCGATAAACCCTGCTAACCTTAAAGAGTAGTAAGAAAGAAGATTAAATACATAGAATCCATTAACATTTATATTAATATCTCTAAATACTTCATCCATCCACTTTTGGTTTTTTATACCTATAGTTTTCTTCTTACCTTTAAGTAGTAGTGTCTCATATTTATATCCATAATCATGAACCAACCCACCAATGAGCATTATCCCTACTGGAGAGAAAAATGTTCTCAAAAATTTTGGTACACTAGCACCATCGAATTGAAATCCTTTTGGGACAACATATTCAACATCATCTATTGTATAGTGCCAATCTTTGGTTAGTTCCCACAATCTAGTTGACCTAAACCATTGCCAAGTAGAACCCCAAAAACCTCTACCTTTTGTTTCTATAACAATCGGTCTCAAATTTGGCATTTCCTTCGCAGAAAATGTCAACTTGGTTTCCTGTCTCATATCTAAAACATTAATTATCCAACCACTTAGGATGATTCCTATTAATACAGTCCACATCCAAAAAGTCATAGCGAGCTCTAGAATAAATTCCATTTCCGTTCCTCATCCTTATCTTAAATATTTTCTAACTTAGACATCAAGCGTTCTGCTCGATTAGTTACCTGTTCATACCACTTAGAATCGCGTCCTTCCTTGGCTGCTTCTTCCCAGTTTTGTGATTCTAATGCTTGATGCATTTTCCTAAACTTAGAAAGTCTTGGGTTGCCCATGTTGAACATCATATTAATACAGATATTTTGGACTTCCTCGGGCCACTCACAAAATCCAGACCAGCCGTATAACATAATACAGTCTCTACAGGCACTTGCGACATCTTTTTGGAAGAGTTCGATAACTCTTTCTTCTGAGACTTCATCTCCGACTTCAAGATCTGCTTCCGCGTCTTGTGGGAGAATGAGGTGACCGATGCCACAGGTGGCAAGGCCGAGGTGGTCAAGGTAGACTTCATACTTCACTCCTTCATCTTCTTTTAATTGTTCTAAGAGCTCTTCTCGCTCTGCAATTTCCTCATACCATTCATCTGGTAAATCTTCTGGTTCTGAGATGCCTGGCCCGCTCTCTTTGTTTCCAAATAATCCCCATTTACCGTATCCATGTGGAGCGTCAGTATGTTGGAAATCTAATCCTGTTGTGGGTAATAAACCCTCTAAATGTTTTGACATATTTTATCCTCGCAAAAATTGTGAAAAAGTGTGGTGTTTATCTTCTTTCAACTGCATCCCACTTTTCACATCTTTAAATAATTGTTGAGAACCACTATATCCCATAGGAAGTCCTCTTTTGAATGAGTTAAAATCGTTATTCTTGGCGAACAGTCTCATCTTACTAGCACTTATACCAGTTACGCCTTCCGCGTCTGGGTCTCTTTGTCCAGCAGAGATTACATCTATTTCGTCAAATTTAAAATCCTTTCCATTATATCTATCCAGTATCCTCTGGAATTCTTGAACCCTATCTGAACCAGCAACCATAATAACCTTGTCATACTTTCCTGTAAGTAGACCCAATTGTTTTATGAAGTTTGGGTTGACTCTATCAGATGCCTTGAATTTAGTTTGTGGAAACATCTTTTTAAGATGGGCAACTTTTTTCTGTGGTGTTAGTGGATTCTTGTGTTTATCTTGACTGTGACTAACCACAATAAGATGGTCTGCTCTTTCTCTTTGAGCAAGTTGTTTTACTTTTTGTACAAGTTTTCCGTGTCCCGCTGTGGGTGGGTTCATCCTACCAAATGCATATACTAATGTTTTCATCTATCCCACGCCTTAATTGCTGTAAAATTATTATAACTGAATTCCATCCTGTCTACTAGTTTGACCGCGTTACCAGAAACCCTATCAATAGCAACATATCCTTCTGGATTAGTAACTTTGAATCCTTTTGATGTTCTAACAAAAGTATCCATTAACTGTTTTACTCTGTTTAACTTATTAACAATTACCATTTTCGCCTCTACCATAGAGTTCTGAAAATTAATAACATTAGTAAGAAGAGCAGTATATTGAGATAGTTCTCTTAGAGTTTCAGTCTTCCTTTTTTCTAGTTTACTCTTGGATTTCTCCGTCTTTAACTTATTTATCTCTAAATCGAATTTATCTTCTACCCATTTCGCGTATCCAGAAACATGTCCAGATACATTTGATATCTTAGCACCAACTTTTACCTTTGAATTATTATAAGTTTTGATATTGGCGCCAACCATTTTACCAGTAAACCCATTTTGAAATTTTAAGAATCTGCCTAATTGTGCTGAATTTATTTGTTTGAATATTCTACCACATTGCGATAGTTTTGTAGTCACGGCGGCGGTTTCTGTTTTTGTGAATGTAGAAGTTCCACTAGTATCTCTATAACTAGCATCATCCATCCAGACATTTTTTGATTTTCTGAGACCATTGATGTTTACACCGAAAGATGCTTTCATACTCTCTAATGTATTACCAGAATATGTAGTGTGCCACACCACACCAATTTTAGCCGCTTTGATTTTCTGTTCCAGTTCTGACATTTTAGGAACAGCATAGACTATAGTGTTTGGTTGGAATGTGGTGTATCTTTCACCATCAATGGTCTCGGATTCAAGTGAACCAGAAGTGAACATCAAATCACCCTGTAATACACCCTTGATTCCGAGTTTGCTAAATTCTTGTAACGCGATTGTGAAGGCGGGTTTTAGTGCTTGTGGTAATTTACTGTCTTTGTTTATCTCTTGCGTGGACTTATATAATAGTGGTGTCTTGTTGAATACACCTTTCTTGGCAACAAAGAATTTACCATCGCTGGGGTCTGTACCAGCAAATATAGCGGGTGCGCCATCCCACTTGACTGTCATATTTACGGATGAACGAGAACTTCCAGACATCATATCTCTTAATGCCTGTAAGAAATTTATTGCACCACGAGCTCCACCTATTCCGAAATTGAATATTTCGTCTTCTAGATGTTCCAGATGTAGGTTCTTACCCTGTGCATCCTCGTTTAAATATGATAAAAATCCGACCATTAACTCTTTCCATAAACATTGTGTTTAACACTATTTATAAAAAACCTTCTAGGCGTTATCTGGCTCGGGTTTATTTTTCGCGCTATTTTTGGTTGAAGAAGCGCTACCTTTTTTGAGCGATCTTAATTCAGCACGAAGTTTCTTAACCTCTTCCTTGGCTTTTAACTTCTCTTTGAGTTCATAGTTAAGACCAATCTTTTTCTCTTCATAATTCCTTAGAAGTACTTGAACATTAGCATTTGCCGTGACTAATTGGTCACGCAAGGCGAGGCGTGCCTGTTCAGCAGTTGCAAAGTTTCTTTCTAAGAGTTTCATCTGAGCAAAGACCTTCCACTTCTCTATGTAATCGAGTTCTAATGCGTGTGATAATGCCTTGACAGTTTCACCATCTAAGTCTTCATCATATAGCTCATCATCACTCATCAACAAGGGATTAAGTTTTTGTTCTTCTAAATTTAATTCTTCGGGGGGAACAATTACAAATTCTTCACCGTCAAGAATCTTTTTAATATTATTTGTCATAATTTACTCCATAATTAAAAAAGGGGACACTTACCGTCCCCTCTTATTTATACCACTTTTCTAACACTTAGTCAATCTCAGAACAAACCACAGCATTATTTACTATATTACATTGTATATTTGAACTGTTATTAGTTGTCGTATTAGTTGTAGTTGTTGTTGTATTCGTTAACGGATTTGCCAGCAATATTCTTAGTTCTGCTGCCCAATCATCATTAATACCAAGTATTGTTGTGTTATAATTGGTAGACATGGTGTTTAGGGCATCAAACCCATCCATTGCAACCGTACCCAGTTGAGTAAAACCAGCTACAGCGGTTGTACCTATCTGAGTAAATCCAGTAACGCTTACTTCTTCTAAAGATTCAAACCCAGCGATTGCTACATCTTGAGTTTGTCCTCCAGCGATGTTTAGAGCATCGAATCCAGCAAGTCCCATATCCAATAGATATTGAGAATTTGCCTGACCAGCTCCTGCCCATTGTTCAGCGAGACCTACATATGTTGCTTGCGTACCCAATTGAATTTCTTTCTGAGATTCAAAACTTGCGAGTTGAATATCTTTACTGTTATTCGATTGAGTCTTAGCGAGGTCTGTTTGAAACCACAATCCACCTAAAGTAGTCATAGAGGGAACCATGACTTGCGCCCATTTGAGGGCATCACTTTCAATGAATTGAGGAACAATAGGTTGCTCTTGAGTCAAAGCAATTGCCATTACAGCAGCACTAGCCGCACCAGAATCACTAGACTGAGCAAGTTGAGAAAGCGCCTTGAACTTTTGTTCTTGAACATAAGCCTGTGCTTCCGCAGCCTGTCGCATCGCTTCATAATATTCTGTACTTGTTGTCGTACAGCCTACCATCAAGACAGTCACCAATGATATGACCACCTTAACTAGCGTACTCATTGTTAAGTCCTCTTTTCGTCCATGAATTGAGTGTGTCACTTGAGTTGACACTCCACTATTTATACATCACGACTTTGTTATAGTGTCCCTTACTTTCTTGGCAACTTTCCTCTGTACTACGGATTTAGAATCTTTCTTACCAAAATCTTGTGCCAATGGAGATGTTGGATTTGCATCTGCTATCTTAGATAACACTTCATTCATTCCGCCATCCCTCTTCACGCGGTCTCCCACACCACCCTTATTAATATTAGGTGCGGTCATAATCTGTTTCATGTGTTTATTTTTCTTTAACCACGCTTCCTTATCTGATATCTTCATCATAACATCAAATACTTCACCGTTTTCGGTGTTCTCAATTGTGTAAATAGGCATTAAAAACTTCCCCTATAATGTGTTAATAATCCAATCAAGAGAAGAGCAGTACTAATAACATTCATTATTATTATCGCTCTATCTTTCCACAGAATTCCCACATAAGTCCAACCAATCATACCCACAAAACCAAACCACATATCATAAATGCGTGGATAATCAGCAGCTCTTATTGAGAGTGCGATTAATATCAGTATTGATGAAATCCATTTTACATACCAACTGATATCATATTTTGGTGTAGCTGATTTAAATATTCGATTAGAATTTTCAATCTCTTCAGGCGCAAACTTTTGCTCTTTGGTCAACTCAATCTCCTCTTCCCGCTTGTTTGGAAATAGTTCTAGTTGTCTCGGATTTTCAAATTCATCACTCATCTTTGGGCATATATAATTGTTGTTCTACTTTGGGCATACCAAGAACTTCCCTCGCACAGTCCCTTACTTCTGCTGTGACCGCGAAGCCAAATCCTTCTGGGTCTAACAATCTATATATAAATTTATAAGCATTTAAGATATCTTGAGCGATTGGTTCTTTGTCGTCTGGCCATTCTGATATTTCATCCGCAATTGTTTGTAATTTTTCATTCGTCATAAAAATTTATCCTGTATATAAAAGTTGAGGGGCGTTTTCATTCCCCTCGCGGATGTTCGGTCATCAACCTATACAGACTTTAGCAGGCATCCTGTATTCGCCTTAAAACTATGAAGCTTTTTGAAGTTTTTCCTCTTCCCACTCCAAGTCATCAAGTTCATACTCAAAATCATCTTTCTTATTTTCAGCATCCCTTTTCATGTCTTCAAATGGTTCTACCAAATTGTACATGGCAGATTCCAGATTGTTAACTGCCTCACGAACTTCGTCAATTTTCCATTCAAGTTCTTTTTTCAGTTCTTGACTTTTTTCGAGACTTAACTTCTGTCCCAATGTATCGGCAATCCCTTCAACAGCAAGATAAATGTTACTAGGAACATCATTGTACTTAATAACTTTTGTTTCGTCATTCACATTGCGAACAGCAGAATCAATGTTATCTACAATTTCTTCCCATTTTTCTATCTGGGTTTTGAGATAACCCTTTTCAGCAATTATGTCACCTTCCATTTTCATACTCTCTCCTATATCAAATACTGTGGGCCAGTCCATTTTACCCAACCAGTTCCTTTGCCTTCCAACATCTCAAAGACATTGCCTCTAGGTTTGTTCCTAGCGGGGGCAGCCCAACCAGCGGGTTTCAAAATGTCACCCTTTTGGAATAATTTATCGGTTTCAGTCTTGACGATGAAACCCCAAACAGACCTATCAGAAATGATTTTGATGTATTTCTGACCTTCTTTGACCTCTAAACCATTCTTAAACTCTTCAATTTTCGCGTCAAACCTGTCCATGTCGTATCCACTAGCCATCCATGACCTATAAGACCAGTTATGGTAGTCTTCAACAATCAAGGTTTTAAGGTTTTCAATTTCTTTTTGCATTTTCTCTCAATCTCCAAATTACATGATCATGATCTCATAATTTGACCCAAATGTCAAGGGCCAAAGCGAAAAAAAGTGAAAATAAATCCCTAGTTAAATCAACAACTTATAAAAAATTTGTCAAAATCTTGCTCTTGGGGAGTTCAAAAACTGATTAACTCTATTGATGGCAGCTCCTTTATCCATCTTTCGACACTCTTTTGTTCCACCTATTGTCTCGCAATAGATAAGAGTATTGTCCGTATTGTTCTTAAATGTGGGTCTTCCACCCTGTCCACCACTAGCGCATCCCGCTAGTGTGATTACTAATGCGAGACTAACCGCAACTTTCACTACCTTTACTCCTTATGTTGGGGGTTATTGTTTACTGAATGCCTTACCAGCTTCTGCGATACCGAAAGCACCCAATGTGACTACCACAAATGAAGTGTAAATTGTATCAGATATTACTATATCTTTTCCCCAAAATCCTGTTACCAAGTCAACAATACCAAACGCGAGCATCATAACAAATGATGCAAATCCTATGATAGACTTCTCGTTGATATCATTTTCATCTCTGAACAGAGCACCGAATGAGAATTTCTCTGTCGGTTGTGCTGATTTTGTAGCAATTTTCAGTTCTTTAGTGATTTTTTCCATCTCTCTGATTTTGTCTTGAGCTTCGTCAAGTTTCAAAACCAAATCTGTATACTTTTCTAAATCGACATCTACTTTATTTCTTCCTGTGTCAATCGTTTCCTTTGCCATTGTCAGATTCTCCTCTTGATTTAAAAGAGTCCAAAAACCCCTCTTTCTTCGGGGCGTCATCTTCTCTTTCTATTTCTTCATCATCTGACATAACAGTTCTATAATACACTATCACTTCTTTAGTTTCTTTCACGAATCGTTTAATCTCTTGGAGATTATACGCCATGAGCTCATAGTCTGGAACAGACATGGCCATGAAGACCATCTTTCCAGATTCCTTTTCTATTTTGACTAGAAATTCGTCTAAGTTTTTATCGGATACGACATACCAGCGTGGTTCTTTCATGTCGATTGGTCGGGGATAAACAGGGTGCTGTATAGGCACACGCACCTCTACTGTTTTGATTTCTACTTCACGCGGTTGTTTTGGTATTAAACTACAACCGTTAATTATTAGTATCAAACTCAAAAGCGGAATCGCTTTCGAGACTGTCGAATACTTCTTTTGTCGCATTGTTCACCCTTGGTTCAATAAGGCCTGGTTTAGCAGCAGCAAGTTTACTAAGATTATGTCTACGAAAAATATCAAGATATCTTGTCATTTCCGCTTCAATCTCAGCGTTCTTTGAAGTCAACTCACCAAGCGCTTTAGCTTGTTGTTCGTATTGTTTAGACATTTTATCAATAGTCTCATTCTGTGTCTTCACCTGTAGTTCCATAGCCATATTATATTCACGGAGCTCAGTAAGTTCTGCTTGTGTATTTGTGTAATACAAATACCCAATGATACCGCCTCCTAAAATGATACCTATTAATACTTTACTAATCATATGCCTATTTATACTTTTATATCAGACAAGTTTAATCTTTGTCCAAAAGTACCTCTATCAAATACAGGTTGTTCGTCTTCCTGTCCAGAATCTACTAGATTTTGTTGAGCATTATCATCCAAATCATATAATCTCATCTTCGCCCTGTCAACACCAATCATAAATCGTTTGTTTCTTGTAGGGTCACTATATCTATTCTTCAATTGTTTGACCATCATGTGACCTTGTTGTTCTAATTCTTCTGTACTAATAAGGGCAAACATCAAATCAGCAGTTGCAGGCAACCCAAAACTCTCTGAAGTATCTGTCAAATCTACATCACTATTATTAAAACCACCTCGCGTGGTCTGTGTAGCGGATACTATTGGTAAATCATACTCTACTGCCAGTCCCCTTAATTCTTCAGCGATTGCTTTAACTATGGTATATGAATTTGCACCAGCATTGTTTCGGAGTCTTTGACTCACGCATATATTTAGGTAATCGATAAAAATTATATCTGGATAGAAGTTTTGTTTAAGTTTCAATTCTTCAAGAAGTGCTCGGAAATGTCCAGCATGAGCAGTTGCAGTTGGATATTCCTTAACAATTAACCTACCATCAACTTTGTTTTGAATTTTCTGAATACGGTCTGTGTACATAGATTTAGATAAGTCTCTCAAATCTTGCATGGAAACATCCATCATGTTTGCATCTATTCTTTCAGCGATTCTTTCCTCTGCCATCTCCAATGTAATGTATAGAACATTCTTACCTTGGGCTATCATTGATGCACCAACATGACACATGAATAAAGATTTACCTACACCTGTACCAGCGAGAGCAATATTAAGTGTCTTGTTTATTAATCCACCTTCAGTAATCTTGTTGAAATATTCTAAGTCGAATGGTAGTTTTTCTTCGTGTCTATGGTAGAAATCAAATCGTGCTTCCGCGTCACCAACATAATCATGACCAATGTTATTATCAAACCCAACACTCAAAGCATCTGATAGAATAGATGGTAATGAGTCAACTGAATATGTTTTATCCTGTCCATCGATAATCTGAATAGACTGCATGATGGCATTATATACTGCCTTATCCTTACAGAATTTTTCTGTCTGGTCAATTAACCATCTAATATCCTCATCTGTCTCATTGAGGTTATTAATAAGTTCTTCGCACTTTCCATAGAGGTCTTCAGTAATCTTTCTATTTTCTTGTAGTGCGATTTTAATTGCACTTTTTTGTGGTGGAGAATTATATGCTGTAACATAATCACGAACACATTTGAATACCTCACGGTACTCAGAATCTAAAAAGTAAGATGCCCTTAAATGTGCAATTGATTGCCTGACATAATCCTCATTAAATATCAGATTCGATAGTATTGTTTGTTCTAATCTCATTATAAAAATCTTCCTTCACAATTTCGACACACTCTTCACAGAGATATGCTTCTCCATCCTCGTGTCGAAAACATATTCCAGCATCGTTTTCTATGTCGATGCTCTTCTCACACCTATCACACTTCGGAGTAGGCATCCTGTATGTCCTCTTCAGTAACTTCTGACTGCATAATCGCGTCAGCAGACATCAAGTATCTATCTTCAATCCACTTGATGAAAGTTTTATCGCTAAGGATTGGTATCCAGAATTCTTTGTTGTATGTATCTTTAATTCTGACCTTCTTTGCATCATCTTCACTAGATTTCGCATACCATCCGTTTGATGGTTTGACCACATGGCCAGATTCAAGAGCCATATCAAGGAGACCAGACCACTTGCTAATGCCACCTTCCCATGTGACCTCAATGGGTATCCGTGATTTCTCGCGTACAAATCTTGACTTCTCGACATTAATAATAAAGTTGTAACCTACAACTTCCTTCCCCTCTTTCTCTTGTTGTCTACCTATAATAAAGATATTGTCGGCACTATAATACACACCAGTTCCACCAGACACTACATCTTTGGGGAACAAACCGATTTCTTTATATGTGTGGTTTACAACCACCGCTGGAATATCTTTGATTGTTAGGTGAGGAGTCACCATACGAAACAGGGATTTCATTTGTTTTGCACGAGTCATATCGGCAACCGACTTACCATCTAATGCATCATCTACTTCTTTCTTAGATGCAAGATTGCCCACAGAGTCTACTACAATAATTACGCGGTCACCTCTTTCGATACCTTGGAGTTGGGACATCACATCGTGTTTGAGTTGTTCTATGTCCGTGACAGGTGTATGAACAACCCTATCTGTATCTATGCCGAAACTGTCGAAATATCCTTGAGGAGCGCCGAACTCTGAATCATAAAATAACACCACTCCATCATCATATTTATCCAAATAAGATTTTGACAATAACATGGCAAAAGCAGTCTTGAAATGTTTAGATGGGCCAGCGAAAACTGTTAACCCAGAAGTCAGACCACCATCAAGTTTACCACTCAATGCCACATTCAAGGCGGGTACAGTTGTCTGAACTATATCTTTGTTGTTCAGAAATTTACTATTGGATAAAATCGCTGTTTCTTTTACTGTACTATTCTTTTTTAATTTATCTAATGTACTCATATTCACTCCTAAAATAACGACTCCAATGTTGCTACTGGTCTAGTCTTCCAATCCAAACTGGTGACTATAGTAGTCAATGGGTCAATAAATGCTTTCTCAAACATTGTTTCATAATCAATGTAACGATGCAAGTCGAACTCTTTCGGCATAAGACCATTCATCGCTACGGTATTTTCTCTCACATGGTTAGATTCCTTCAGATAGAGGAATTTAATCTTGTCACCATCTTGGATGGTTTGATATTTCTTCTCTAATTTCTGAGTCCTAAGCAAGTGATTATAAACTAAAGCACCCCGAACATGCATTGGAGTTCCCTTAGTATAAACTGTTTCTCTTGAGGAATACTTATCAATGTTGTTACATCCGCGTGGGAAGGCAATTTCTTCTGGAGACATCTTACTAAATGCCTGCCATGTATCCTCAACAAAATCCTGTAATTCTTTTTCATCCTTGTTCAAACATAACTCAACTGCCTGTTTGAGACTTTCCCTAACTGGTGCTGGTGTAGAAGACCTTACAATCTCCAGACCCATCACCTTGAGTTTGGGTTCGTTGTATCGAACACCTTCATTGTCCCATACATTCAATGCGTATCTTTTCTTTGCAACCCAGATACCAGTATCCGCAATCGCCTCGCGTTTAAAGAATATCTTGGGTTGGAATACATTCATGTACTCACCAAGTTCCACCATCCTACCATTAATTGCTGGTTCTAATTTGTTCTCAACAAAATTATCAAGAATATTAATAATCTCATCACGAGATTTACCCTGTAGATGGTCTTCCACCATCTTATCAAGAGTTACATAACAACTATCGGTATCAGTATAGAAAGAATACTCTACATCCTCTGTACCAAGAAACTTGTTTAGAAACTCATCAACTGCCTTACCAGTATCACGAATGATTAACTGACCAGTTAGTGTGATTGCCTCTGCGATGCGTTCATCAAAATATCTGAACCACTTG